TCAAACGAGCCATCGGAATCTCACGGCTGTTGTTCCCAAAGTACAACTCACGCAACGCCAAAGTCGTGCCGTTGTAAGCACGAACCCTGTAATACTCAACAGTCTGCCCCGGCTCAACGTCTGTCCAAATCCACTGGTTGTCAGTTACGACAACTGTTCCCAAATCTTCGAGAGTATTCCAAGTAATTCCGTCCACGGAGTACTCAAAGATAATGCTCCAAGTAGCTGAGCCGCCAGCAGCAACATAAGGAAGAATGCCGATACTGCCAACATAAACAGGATTATCAGTTCCATAAAACACCTGTATGTTTCCGTTTGCAGAAGTTTGCTGGCAGTAAGTGTCTATGTTTGAGTCGTAGACATTCTCAATGACCCCACCGGCAGACGATGTGTAGTCACCACTCGGACGATCCATTGTCCTGTACAGCACATTCAAGGCATCTACTGCCCCTAGAGGCAGCTTGTATACGTACTGGTCAGCCTGCAACCCAAAGACCTTTTTGCTGATTGCCCAGTATTGGATACCCCGGTTGATTAGGTGAGACAGCAGAAAGAACAAAGACTGACGAGCAGACAGCTGCTGCTCAGAGGTCAGTTCTTCAGCCAGCTTGCCACAGCGCCTAGCCCCATGATCAATCATGGTCTGGACATCAATGACAGTCGTCCCAATTGTTCCCGAGTAAGCCATTTAGAACCCCGAACATTTCCACCTGCGCATGGACGCCCGTGCGCGGGAACCCTTCTCACTCTTCTCTGCAATCAGACGCATCCGAGCACAGAACGAATCCTTACGTGGGCCACCTTCCGGCTGAGGAGCCTTCAGGTTGCTACCAGTCTCACGGTTGTACTTAGCCCTACCTTTAGCCGTCAGACCCGCTCCTTGGCTCACAGGGAGCTTTTCTCCCCTGCCTATAGCCAACGATGGGCCGCCATCTTTCAAGCGCTCTGGGAGCTTTTTAGGGGCTTTGGTAGCCGATACAAACTCCTCGCCCACAGACTTGGAAATGCCAGTCTTCTTGGCAATCTTGGGGTTGTGGGCTACTGCCTGCATCAACCTAAACTGGGCTTTGGACTTTGCTGGCATTTAGGCCACCTGATTCATGGTTGCAATAATCGAAGGTATTGCAGGCACAGCAGGTGATGCGCTCAAGGGAAGATGCTCTAGCGTCACCAACGTAGAACTAGGCAGCCAAACAAGCTCAACATACTGCCCTGCCGTCAAACTCAAGAAAATGTTCCAAGCAGCAACCCCATATCCGTAGATATTGCTGGTCTTTCTTGATGGGATCGTAATGTCAGTAGCAGAATTTGTAACGTCTGAGCCATTTATACGGAACCAAATCTTGACGTTGTGCTGCTCGTTGTCTGTGTTGACTATCTGAGCACTGAACTGCAGGTTGTAAATACCAGTGTTTGGAACCGTAATCCTGCTTCCACTAACCAACGTAATGCTGTCTTGAATATCGACAGCGCTAAACGTCATCACTGTGCCAGTAGACACGTTCCCAGTCTGATCTTGGTCACTGCTAAGAGCAATGTAGGTGTTGTTGAACGCTTTTACATTCCCCAACGTAGACTGAACATTCAATCCATCTTGCACAAGAGGAACAAGCTCAGCACCCGTTAAGGTACTGGCTGCTGGCATCTGCGAAATCTTCTGGTCTGCCATTACGATAACTCCAGAACTATCTTAGACCCGTCCTCTTGCAGCACATATCCCGGATCAGTTTCATCAGCTATGTAGTATTTGGTTACTACAGCAGCGCCGCCATACAGGTCTACTACACCAGTGTCGCCTACGTTCTCACCGTAGCCATCAGTCACAGGTACATTCTTGGCACCAACCCCTAAAGCAAAACCATCAGAAGTATTTGCTTGGTTGGCTACGTTTGAGTACCCGACATAAGGCATTTAAATTCCCGCCTGAACAACACTTATTGTTGCCGTGCCGTTACCAGAAGCCACTAACAGCTTGATCCCAGTCACAGGGAAGGCATAGTTACCATCCTGCGCGTCAGTCTTGCTGGCAATCGTAGGATGGCTGTACCAAGTCGTGAACCCAACGCCCGGGTCATCAAACGTATGCTGCACTGAATACGTCACGTTGCCAGATACAGTCACGCCAAAACCCACGTTAAATGGGCTGATGTTTGTGTTCATGACTAGCGCAGAGCTTGATCCCGTGCCAGTCTTAGATACGCTTTGTGCTCTCATAATCAGCCCTTAAGCATAAGGATTCACGTAGTGCTTCTGCATCTCAAGAATGACCGTGTACGCATCCCCGGCACCAGTTTCATACGTAGTAAACGTAATGTTCCCAGTCTTGCCAGCACCAGCGTTATTTGTCAGGCCGCCAATGTTGGAATAATCCTGAATGTACTGAGTGTTAGAAGGAATCGTTTCAATCATTAAAGAAGTGTTTGCCTGCCAGTACATGGCAACTGACATGCCAGAAGTCAAAGCAGACACTTTTAACAGAGACACAGAGTTACACGCCCCGCCACCAGATTGTGATGGGGTCAGTGAAGCAGGATCGACTTTGACTACACCCGTCTCACCAGAAGAGTCTGTAGTCGTAAAGTCAAACTTCATGATGGCAACGCGCTCACCATCAAACAAAGTCTGAGATGTTGCTGTTGCAGGCATTCAAGTCTCCAATAAAAGACAGGGGGACTAAGCCCCCTTGTCTTAACAAGCTCTGCCGCCCCGCTTTTTACCCGGAGAGACAGTACGGCTTACTTCACGCTCAGTCGTTGTGACAGCACCCTGACCGCTCATACCCTTCTTGAGAGCATTAAAGCCTTCCCGAATCTTCCCGGGCAAGCTCTTCATCGTCTCAACTGGGTGCATCAAGGCGTCCATAGCTGCTTTACGATCGGCCTCATTTTCAGCCTTCTCATTCTCGTAAAACTTCTTGTAGCCTTCGCTTTCCCGGGCAGAGCCGTGCATCGGATCACCACCATCTGCCATCTTCTTGCCTTGATATTTGCTGTACTTGTCAGTCAGCTTCATCTTGGCTTGCTTCATGGCAGTCGCGTTTTCCGACTTGTGGATCTTCTGCAAACGACCTTCAGCAGGAGTTACTGAGCCACCCGTTTTAAAGGTGCCAGACAACCGGCTGATGCTTACTGGCTGAGAGGGCTTCTTCTGCCCTTGAGGCATTTTGACGGCGCGTCCATCAGCCTGAACTGAACCACCGTCAGCAAACTTTTTTGCGTAGCCACCTTTCTTGTAGCCACCCGCGTTTGCTTTTGCCACACCACCAGTTTTGTAGCCACCACCGTTGCCCATCTTCACGCCGCCAGTCTTGGCAGGCGATTTGTCAGGCGTAGCAGTGTGCATCATGGTTTTGCCAGAGGTTGACTTGATGATGCCGCCATCCTTGTAACCGCCCTGACCGTCCACAACACCGCCAGTCTTCAAGCCTTTGTGCGCTTTTGACGCAGGCTTGTCAGCATGTTCCTTTAGCTTTTCAGCTACAGAACCGCCGTCCTTCATGGCAGGCTTAGCCATCATCGCCTTACGACGCGAGGCCATCGTGGGTTTTGCAGGGGTACGGATAGGATTAGCCATCGCAGGGCGACCCACCATCGGAGCCTGACCAGCCATAGCGCCAGCAGCGCCAAGACCACCCATGCCACCGTCAGCCATCTTCTTGGCCTTGGTAGTGGAACCGCCCTTCTTCATAGCTACAGCACCGCCATTTTTGAGCTTCAGCTCTACGCTGGGCTCAGTGGTCATCATTTTGACCATTGGTCGAAAACTAGACATTTTCTGTTTCCTTTACCTTTCTGAGTAAATCACGGGCAATTTTCTTGGCTTTGATTTTCTCAATTGTTTCTTTTGAGTGCTTGTAACCGGGCCTATTGCTCGGCTTTCCTTTTTTTGACTCACTAATTTTTTTCTTAGTTTCGTCCGTTAAAGTCACACCCTTCCTCGGACTTGGATTTCCCATTAAAGACTTGGAAATCTTTTCCTTAGTTTCTTCAGAAACAATACTTCCCTTCGCAGCACCAACACCACACTCTCCACCTTTGGTCAAATTGTAACCATTGGGGTACATAGTGTTGTGCTGTTCAATCAACATTTTTTCTATGTCGAATGCTGCTTCTTTGTCAAAAGCATCAGCAAAATGGGTGAAGACAAAAGAATCTTTCCCGTATTTATTGATTGCTTTATGCAAAAGCGGAGTTTCCCCCAAAGCCCTTAAATGCCGTGCCCATCGTCTTTTCAAATGTTTAGAAACGCCAACATACTGCTTGCCGTTCCTAATATTTGTGATGATGTACACGGCATATCCCATGATGATGCCCTAGCGCTGTGCGTACAGAACAGTGAACTGAATCTGTGCCTGAGTAGTGGCAATGTTGCCATCAGGATCGACAGAGCAGTAGATAGCTACGTTGCTTGCTACATTGCTACGTGCCAGCACATTAGCGGAAGTCAGAGTTCCAGAAGACACAACAGTTGCTGCCATGTTGGTCGTCGGGAAGTACGTCGCGCTATTGGATGCACTACCAACACGAATGTTGAGAGCGTTAGCAGTACCGCCACCAACCGTCCAATTCACCAGCTTCTCGGCAATAATGTCGATGATCTGAGAATTGGCAGGAACAGTGATCGTGCCGCTAGTGATGTTGCCGCCTGCATCAGAGGTAACAGTAGTTGCCTGCGATACTACGACCCATCCACCATCAACCGAGTCAGTAAGCGTGTCAGAGCCGGTACGGAGCGCCGAACCAATATAGGTTTGACTCATTTCATTTCTCCTATTTGATAGGAGGCCGAAGCCTCCATCGTTTTACCAGTCTCTTAGACGCCCGGGGTGCCGTACATTGCACGTGGGTCGGTAAAGCCAACGTCGTAACGCTCGGTGGCCTTATAGCGCATCGAGTCAGTCTCGAAGTCACCTTCCATCGTCTTTTCCAGCTTACGACGCATCATCAGCTTCATGCCCTCAGGAGCATCAGTCTGAACCCACCATGCGGTTGCAGAAGTCAGACGCGACAGAACTGCAGCGCCCTCGTCCAGCAGGCCGATGGATTTGATCGGGTTGATGTCGTTGTTTGCATTGCCGGAACGCAGAACCGACTTCAGCAGAACTTCAGCTTGGAAGACGTTGCCCGGAGCCACCACCAGCTGGCGGGGAACCAGACGAATCTTCTTGCCGTTGTTGTCCACTGCCTGACGGATCTGGATCAGCATCTGTTCCAGAGAAGTCTGGGACAGGTTAGCTGCAGTCGTCAGCAGGTTCGAGAACGTACCGTTGACGATTGGGTGCGAAGCCGAGTTCAGCTGCACACCGTCACCGCCCGGGTAGGCGCTGTTGAACGCACGATTCAGGACGTTAGCCGACAGCGTTTCTTTCGTCTCAATCAGAGACTGTGCCAAGTGACGGGCATAGACCTGACCGATACGGATGTGATCGCCGTCCTCAACGAGAACTTTGGTCAGAGCAAATGCCAGACCATAGACGTTGTAGACGTAACGCTTGAGGAACAGCACACCGCCCTGCTGATAGACGACAGGAGCGCCGTCAGGCATTTGCGGAGCTGCACCAAAGCCGTACAGAACCGGCTCTTCGTGGTAGTTACGGGGAATGCCTTCCTGCTCGCGGAAGACTCGTGACCATTCATCAGTACGCTGATCGTAAACACCGTCGAAGCATTCATTCAGAATCGGTTCGACAATACTACGAAAGTCTGTACTTCTCATTGGGGCTGCCATAGTTCAGTCCCTCCTTATCAGATAGCCGCCGCATTGGCGAGATACTGGTGCTGGCTGATCTGAACCTGCACAACAGTGTAGTTGTCACCCCATGCGTTGTCAGGATAGGGGGCCAGATTTACAACACGGCACTGCTTGACCGAACCAGCGCCAGCAGCCGTGGTGCCCAGAGTTGCCTGAGACAGACCAGTGACGTTAGAACCTGCAGTGGTGTTCGAGAGATTGAACTCGTCACCAACAGCAGCCTGAGTCAGAGAGCCTTCTGCCTGAATCTCATACACGATGTTAGGGTCAGTGTAGAAGTAGGCAACGCACGAACCAGTCTGGTAGGCGGTAGAGCCGGGCCAATAGTTCGATACGCGACGACGACCAGTGGTATCAGTCCACTCGACGCCAGCAAAGGCACCGACGAACTGCTCACCAGCAGCAGCAGGTTGAATCACGCCAGCACTGTCGAGTTTGACAGGCTGACCTTTGAGGATGTCCGAGCTATAGCCCGAGGTAATTCCGTTAGCCAGCACGGTGGCGCGATCCAGACCCGAAGGATGAAACGCAGGGCGCAGGCCGAACGGAGCATTTGTCGTAGACATTTGTCACTCCATAAGGTTTAAAACACTCCTACCCTTGGAATACAGGAGCAGGCAGCGGTTTATCAAGTTGCTCGATGCCTTCACCCTCCGTCCGACTCAGGGCTTTGCCTGAACTATCACGCTGCTGAAGTGCTTCAGCTTGAACGCGAATCTTATTAGCCTCTTCCAACGGTGCATCGTGGTGGAAGTGCGTCATAATTTCCTGATAGTGCTCCATCGGTATTTTGAAGAGCAGCATCTCGTTACACGCAATATAACCCTCATGTTCGCCAGCTTTTACACGGTAATTCTCGTATCCCCCTACCTCTTCAGCTTTCACTGGTACGTAGCCAAGGCGAATCCGCTTATCAATACTGTCGTAACTGTTGGTTGTCGATAGCCAGCATACATGCCAGCCGGGAAGATCAGGTGCATTGGGCAATGCGCTTTGTGTCCATTCGTCCTTCCACATCTTTCGACGTTCGTCGGCTGACACAAAAGTTTCCTCCGGTGCCTCACGAGACTTGTCGTGACTAGCGCGATCCTCGCGCCCACCTGCAGAGAGAGATTTTTTTAAACGAGAATCCATGATTAGCTCCTGTTCTGTCGTGCTTCAATTGCGTAGCGTTTGATCATCCGGGCGCGCTTTTCAGGATCGTCCCAGAATCCGGCTTCTTTCATCGCTTGAACCTGCTCCCTACTAAGAACGAGCTGGTTCGCTTTCGGACTACTAGATGCCTCACGCCCCGAACTGGTTACAACACTCTTCGGAGGCTTCCTCACTGGCGGTTTCTCGCTAGTGAAATCAGTATAGCGGTTGGGTAATACTTTTGACAAGCGATTGTCAAGCTCTTCCCAATATTCTGGCGTCTTAGGATCCCAGCCCTCGTCAGCCAAAGCTTGGTCTACCGTCAATGCAATCTTTGAGTCCATGTCTTGCCCTTGAGGGTTATACCAAGGATTAGCCTCCATCCATGACGAGGCGTAACGCTGAAGCAACGGATCTTGCTGGATCGTCTGAGGACGGTCAGGCTGCACCATACGCTTCTTCATTGCGTCTAGGGCTTCAACCTCACGACGCGCTTCAAACCACATTTCTTGCGCTTGAGTAAGAAGCTCACCGTTCATTGACTCAGTGGCCTCTTGCATCTTGCGTTTCGCAAAGTCAACACGGAGCTGCTGATCTTCAATCGCCTTGTCTACCCGAGCCAACTCACTGCTTTGCGTTTTCTTTTCGATAACAGACAAACGCTCTAGCAATTCTTGGTTCTGACGTTGCAAGTTTTGCAAGCGAATATCCTTTTCCGTCTGTACTTGACGGTGGTATTCCTTGCGAGCTTTACGCTTGGCTCGTTTAGCAGCCCGGATAGCGTCTTGCTCGGGGTCTACGGAGCCATTAGCGGCGATCTCAGCCGCTTCTGCAGCCGCGTCAGCTGCATCCTCATCCTCGTGTGCCGCAGGCTCTGAAGCCGCTTCTACGGGCTCTGGTGCCAAATCTGCAGGCAGGCTGACTAACGCAGTCCCATCCTGCTCCTCAGACACAAACAAGTCTTGAGTCTTGTTGTCAATCTGATCACTCATACAAAGGCCCTCATGGTCAGCGGATCGCAAGTCACCTTGGCGATCACTTCGTGGTCATTGAAGACGGCAAACAGCGCCGGATCTTCGTCGGGTTGGTCAGGAACAGATACTTCCCAACGGTCGCCGCCCCACTTCGGGACGCGAATGTAGTCCCCTACCTCGCACCATGAGCCTTCAGGCCAAGACTCCATTGTGTCGCGCTTCTTAAACGCTAATGGGCCAACAGCAATTACCTTCGCAACCATGTTCTGCCACTTCTCAGTCTCTTTCGTTTCTTCAACGAGAATGATTCCAGCAGTTGTCGTCTTCTTCTTAGCACGACGTAGTTGCACAAGAATTCTTGCGCCAAGAGGTTGTGCGCCGGGGTCTACCGTGGGAAATGCCCACGCTATTTCAGCTTCGCTAGAAGCTACCGGCAGTTCATTCATGTTCATTCGGTTCCTCTAAAAGTTTGTTAAGGATGTCTAATGCTTCACCGAGCCCAAGATAATTCCCCACTAGCCGGTGGTAACTCTCGATGTTCATCGCGTTACCCTCAGCTAATGCAGTCGCTATCTCTGCCCGACGCGCTTTTACAACGCTTATGAAGTCGCTCGCGTATCTCATGCGTTTCGCTTGTCTACACCTTTGCCACCACTAAAATTGCCGTGGTCGCTATTCGCTTTCGGCAGGGTCGCAGAACCCTGTTCTTTCATCTGCTCGCCATTCACCCATGCGCCTGCAGCCATGCGCTGGTGCTGCTTGACCTGCTCGGTCTGCTGCTCTTTGTCGTAATCAGCCATTACAGTCTCCCTAAGTTACGTTGCGCTGCCTGTTGCAGCTTTTCAGCGGTTCTCTGCTGTTCTGCCTGAAGTCGAAGCTCATCCACTGTCAGATCAGCCTCCTTCATTCTTTCCTTCGTCAGGTTGTTCTCTGCGTTCATAGCAACCTCAACCTGCAGTTTGTCAGTTTCCATCTTCATGTCAGCCTGATCCCTCATCGCCCGACGCTGCGTCTCAGCCATCGAGGCCTGCAGAACAGCCGCCGCCTCAGGGTCACGCATAGCAGCAGCCTGTAGGTTCGTCTGGGCAGCCTGCATCTGGGCAAATTGCTGGCTCAACTGCTGCAGGATCGGCATTACCTGAGCAAACACCTGCTGGGCATCCATCTTCACGTGAGCTGTAGCTACGGCAACCGTCTGGTCAATAGCCTTCGACATCTTCAGCTCGCCGTATTTCTGCAGGTCAATGCCCGTCTCACCCACAGCGTACTGAGTCACTTGGTTCTGATACCACAGCAAGATGTGCTGCTTTACGTGCTCAATGGTCTGTGGAATGCAGGCTCCAGCCATGATTGGGCTACCACCCAGCACTGGGTCAGTCGCAAAGTCCAAATGACTCTGGATGTGCGCCAGATGATCCTGATTCGGGTAGGCAAACGCCGGTTTACCCAAGGCCATCGCTGCATTCTCGTCAGCCGCATTCATCTCCACCGGCTTGATGGCGTTAGGCATCAGCTCATTGACGTTTGGCACCTTCATCTGCTTCAGAGCCCGGGACACGACAGCCCTCGGGTCAAACAAACTGGGGTACTTGTCCATGTACGCAATCACGGCCTGAGTCTGCGCCATGCGTTGCGTTTCGCTAAAGATGTGTGGGTCAGAGACAGGGATGACGTCTGAGTTCTTCTCAAAGTCCTCGCGCTCAATCGGCAGGTCTGCCACCACATCAGACTTCAGCTGGTCGTCCAGATACCAGCGGTTGATGCGCCCTAGAACCTGCAGAAGGCGCTTCTGAGACGTATGCAGACGGGCATGGATAGCAGAGAACACCGCAGCGCCCTGCTCAATCAGCGCCTGCGTAGTGCCTACAGGAGCCTGAGAGTTGATGTCAGCAATCTTCTCCTCTGACGTAGTAACAACACCCTTGGCAGCCGTCTGCAAGAAGCCTAGAAGCTGGAACAGCACAGGGCTCGGCGGGTTGAACGGCATGGGCATCGCCACCTTACGGATGTCGTCAATACCGGGAGCCGCCTCAATCTCAACCACCTGCGTCACATCTACCTGATCACTCTGACCAGAGAGCTTGCCGCCCTTCAGTTTCAGCAGGGTTGCAGCATTGTTAATGTGGGCAGAGTCCAGCAAAGCACGGAGAGCACCCGTCAGAGCACCTGCCAAGTCGCCCATCAGATGAGGTAGGCCAATGGCGTAGGCACCACGCCACGGGATGAACTTGAACTCAATCAGCCAATCCAGCTTAGTCAGCGTCTCGTCGCCCTCTTCCCAGTTGCGATACAGGCCTAGAACCTTGTTGTCTAGCTCGTCAATCATCAGGATGTACGGAGCCATCTCGCCTTCAGTGCGACCGTCTTCCTTTAGCTCCATCCAGCAGTAGACATGGTAGACAGTCCTCAGACCATCAATGTTCTCGCTGATCGATACGCCTTCGATCTTGTCGTTGGCCTTCTCTGCCTCAGTCTCACTAGGCGTCATCGAAGCACGGATGAAGTTGACGTCACGGTACAGGCCAGAGTTAATACGCGCCTCAAACTCATACTGGGAGATGTTGTGCTCTTCAGTCACGCGCTGGGCTGTGTAGAAGTTCACAGACGAGGCAGGCAGGTGGATCTTGTCTACAGGGACAAACTCAGCACAGGGGCGCTTCTTCTTCTCGTCAAACCACAGCTTCATGTACTGCGATCCACCCATCGGCAGCTGGGTCAGCATCTGCTCCTGCTCGTCACGGAACTCCTCAATCTGCTCCGTCAGCTGCCAGTTCATGTAGTCACGCTTGCGCTCAGCCCTCTCAGTCTTCTCAGGCGTTACATCCCCAAGAATCTTGGTGCGGGTCGGGCCGTCAGGCGGGAACATCTCCTTGATCGCACGGGCAGCAAAGTCCACGCAAGCCTCAGCCAGCACAGGATGCGCAACCTTCGAGGCACCAGTGAACGTAGCACCACCCGGGGCATCCTCACCCAGACCAGAGCGCTTCAGACCTTCTGCATACTTCTTGTCGCGCTCCTTGCGGTCTTCCTTGTCCTTGTCGATTAGCTCAAGGTAACGCAAGCTGATGTCTTGCAGCTCACCGACGTCCAGCGTCTCTGCTAGGTTGTCGTAAAAGTCTGTGTCGTCCCTCGGGGTTTTGACATCAAGGCTGACGATCGCTGAGCCATCCTCCAGCTCCTCGACATCTGACTCCTCCATGTCAATGTCAATCACAGCCCCGCCATCAGGCGTATTTGTGATTCCCTCAATGAATCGACCAAACTCTGGATCTATCGGCATTTCAGGCATGATTGTTCCTTATTAAAACGCTGGCCCCTGAACCATTTTCTCTGCATCAGAAACGTCAGGGATTGTGTTGTAAGCAGCACCGCCCATTGCATAGCTGCCAACAACCTTGTTAGATAGATCAATAGCGCCACCACCAGCAATCATGTCGCCAAGATCAATAACGCGATTCTCAAATTCTGTCACTGCAGGGTGCGGCAGGCTGGCTGCAAACTTCTCTACGGCTGGATGAACAGCGCCGCCGTCTGCCATCTTTACAGCGCCACCAGTCTTGTACGGCTGGCCTTTAGATGTTGACTTCTTTACATCAGGCGTAATGTCTATGTAGTTAATTGTCTGACGACCTTCGCCCGGGACATCCAAGGTAGTCTGACCATACTTGCCCTTGTATGTGTTAGCGTACTTCTTCAGCGACCCCTCAAGCTCTTCGTCGTAGAACTTCTTCATGCCAGCTTCACGAGGGGCTACAATGCCAGCATCCTTCTCTTGCATCTGCTTCCAGATGCGATCAGTCAGCTTCTGCAGCTCTGCCTCTGATTTGCCGCGACCAATCTTTGCAACGGTGGCATAAAGACCATCTCTGTTATCAACAGTATGATGACGAGATTCTTGAAGGATGCCACGAGCACGAGCATCGTCCTCAAGGTTAATGTTCCCAGCCCTGCCACCACGCTGTTCTGTTGCGGTAACTCTCCAGCCGCCACTAGGCGCTTTTTCCCAAGCAACTACATCCGTTCCCCAACGATTGACTTGCGGCTGCGCTTTAGAGAATCCAACCCTCGTATAGCCATTGTCAGCGGCGTATTTCATAACGCGCTTCAATGCCATCTTGTGCCAATTGTCTGTAAACGGGCCAGATGGAACCATGTCTTTGTACTTGCCGTATTCTTCTTGCAGATTTTTTAGCTCTTTATTTGCTACGTCAAAGTCGTCTTTTAGTTTATTAAGTTTTTCAATTTCTGCAGCATTTGTTATTTTGTCTGACCTCACCATTTCTTGCTTTAACAATTGCTGCCGACGAAACAGCTCATTGACCTCCATCTGCTTCTTGTCTCGCATGTCTAAGACTTGCTGCATTTTTATCTCAGACTCTTTACTTCTGTACCCATGCCGACGGCCTTCTTGATGCCAGTCAGATTGCATCTCGTCTACGTACAGAATCTTATTGCCTTCGTCGTCAACGCGGTCTTGCAGGCGAACGTGAGCCAGCACATTAGGCTCGTCCCAATGGCTGCTCTCATACGATTCAGGGAGCATTTCAAACTCTTCAGAAACCCTATCCAACTGTTTTTGAAGTTGAGCTCTTTCTACGGGGTCTGTCTCATCTGCTAAAGCATCATCGAGACTTCTTAACTCTTTTCGTAGTTTGTCTCTCTCGTTTCCGGGCGTTTTAATGAGAATCTCACGATAGTTGCTACCCCCCGGCAGCTGGTAATCGTGATACTTCGTCTCGCCCTCATCAACGTACCCATAGTCCATGCCATGCTGACGAACCTCACCCTCAGCCGTCTCAAAGTCATAGACACCACGGCTTGGGGTAATGTCACGACCTCTTGGGTCTTGGATTTGGTAGCCAACATCGTCGTTGCCAAAGATTTCGTATCCGGTGTCGTTTCTCCAGCGCCGATAAGGGTTGTCATAGTATTCGTCTGATGCCATTTGATAGGCAGTCTCGCTGATGGCATCATCGACCATCTCGTCAATACGCCCACTATTGATCAATGGCTCGGCTTCCTCTGGGGTGTAACGATCTAGTATTTCCTCACGAATCTGATCTCTTGACTTGTGCCCGTAATTGTCCCAGTCATAAACTATGTCGTCAGCCCTCATTTGGATGCCGTCATAGTCATCAACGACTTCCCCCTCACGAGGGAACTTCATCTCATCTATATCGCTAGTGCCCTGCCTGTACTCCACCTCCTCAAGCACAAGCCGGTTCTTGTTCATGTAGTCTTGGATCTCTTGCTTACTGACAGTCTTCTTGCCCTTCAGCCAGCGCTCAAGCCCGGTAAATTCCAAGTCATCTGGCGACACATCAGGCGCTCTCTTGATGTCTTGCAGGAACGCCTCGCCCGTGCCAATGTTGCGCTTCAAGTTAGCTGCAGCCTTCTCAGCAGGCGAGTAAAAGCCCAATTGGTCAGCAGGCACCTTGACCTCTTGAGGCTTCAGGTCAGCAGCTGTGGCCTTCTTCTCCTCTCTCGCCAGATTCTGCGCTGCGTACTTCTCGCGCATCATGCGGCTGTACTCTTCCTTACTGAGCTTCGCCCCATCTTCAGGGGCTGCGTACATCCTCGTCGGCGCTGTCGCCCTCTCAAGCCCTGTCTCCATGAGCTCTGTAAACGTGGGCTGCAGTGCCTTCAGCTTGCGTCCAGCTGCTTGCATCTCTGCAATATCAAAGGGCATGAAGCGCCCAAGCTTGGCTGACACCTCAAACTCTTGCGGAGGCTTGAACTTCTCTAGCCCCTTCTCCAGCAGGTATTCAGATGTCGGGGCAGGAATGTCAGGGCCTTTGGGGGCAAACTGCTGCACGAGCGCCTTGGAAATCTCTGAGGGCATACCAGCCATGCCAAACATGGGGATCATGGCTCCCGTGGCTGCAGTTGGCTCAAGGATGTCTGCAGGCATACCCAACGTGCCTACAGTGCGACCAAAGGCCAAACCACCCAGCGTATTAGCCAGCCCACGCAGAGCCCCGCCTAGGACGTTCGTATCCTCTACAGGCACACCAGCTCGGGTGCGGGGACGGGCAGCTCTGCGCTCGACCTCAGCTTGGAACTCTTCTTGTAAGGGGAAGGCTTGACCGCCAGTCGCCATCTTGCGAATGGGGAACTCTTGCGAGCCAAGGATGTCCTTCATGTCTGACAGAGCCGATCGGCCTGTAGCAGTTGAAGGCGTATGTGGTGCGTACTGTGCTGCCCTGATTGCCTCTCGCAGCTCTGCTTCAAGCCTTGCGGCTTCCTGCGCCTCCTTGCTGCCAGCGGGAAGTTTAGACAGCAGCTGCATTAACTTTGAGGGATTGGGCATGATCACACCGCATAAGGATTGACGCGCTTAGGCTTAACGTCAACGTAGTCATCGTCGTCATACTGCGGCGGCGGATCAATGTCAAGCCAGCCAGCATCGCGCAAGTATCTCAGAGCCTGTGTACAACTGTCTACGTAATCATCATGAGTTGATTCTGGGAAACTGCATATCTGGCTCACGAACCCTTCAGCCCAGTCCCTGACGTACCCCTTGCGCACTGAGCTCTCAGGTATCCACACCCGCTTATGAGCAATGATGTTCGCTACGATGCTAAGACGCTGGATCTTATCGGCCTTGCCGGGGTTGTAGGCTCTCACCGGCAGGTGGGCTCTCTGTAAGTCTTGGATGAGCGATATACCTGCAGCCTTGTCTTCAATAAGCACCAAGTCAACCTTCTTGCCGCCGGTAAAGTTTCCTCTGGACTCGGCCTCGGGGTCAGAGCCATACGACACCTTAAACTCTTCAATGACCTTCGGGCGTAGATCCGGATACTGAAGTCGATCTTGCCACGCATCGATGAGCATGACCCCCATCGGCCCGTCAAGTGGCTTAAATACTCCCCAAGTAGTAGCCGCCGTCGGGTCATTAACCGTCTTTTCGGTGTACGCACAGTCATAGCTTTGTAGGATGAACTCGAACTTAGGAAACTCTTTGTTGGCAGGCCACAGCCTGAACATCTCGCGCTTCACAATCCCTGACTCTTCAGGGTCGATCAGCTCAGCCTCAATCTCCTGCCTGCCCAGCTTGGTGCCCTCATACTGCAGGATCTGGCGCTTGAAGTTGTCAGCAAGGTTGTTGATGTTGGCGTAAGTCGAGGCCCGGGTGATCACCACATCGTCGCCCTCTCGGCCTACCAGATCCACGATCAGATCCTTCGGCCTTGGGGTCGTAGTGCAAAGCAGGCGCACCCGTGTGCCCAACCGCATACCAAACTGGAGCATGTCCCACGCCTCGTCGATGTAGTCCCACGCCGCCAGCTCGTCTAGCCAGCCACCGTGGAACTGCGGCCCCCGGAAGCGCTCAGGCTCACTCGCCGGGATGCCCTTGATCAGGCTGCCGTTCACCAGCATCAGCTCGTGTAGCGCCTTGTTGTAGTCCTTAATCAGAGCTTGGGGGATAACGGACAGGAGGCCTGAGTCGCCCTCAAAGCAGGTGCCCCTGACGTCTGCAGAGGTAGGAGCTGATACTAGCCAGCGGGTCTTGGGTTGGCTCCATGCCCACCAGCCGAGCTCTTCAGCAGCTGTCCTAGTCTTACCTGCGCCACGGCCTGCAAGCATCAGCCAGATTGACCACCAGTCGCCATGAGGGCGGATCTGATGGGGGTGGGCCTTGATCAGCCAGTTGCTGCGCCATTCAAAGGCGGCGCGATATTCTGCCGGGAGGTTGGCATACTTCTTGTGAATCTCTGGGTCTTTCAGTAGCTCAGCTAGGTCGGTCAAAGTTCTTTTCCCTCAGCTTGGCTTCGATGGCATGGGCAAATGAACGCACATACTCGCCCGGTATTGCCGCTGGTGTTGCTGCGATCTCCATGATCTCCTCATCCGTCAGCCCAACCCATTCGCGCTGTGGTGGTGTGTCGTGCGATGTTTGATCCATCATCACAGTACGGGCTAAGGCTTCACAGGTCTGGCATGGTGTTGGGTCTTTGTATAACGCAGTCCATCTGTCAGGGTGTCGGTCTAAATCCACAGGTCGATGGGCAATAACAACCTCGTCGATAAAGTTGTGCATCCACGCTACAGGCTCCTGCTTTGTTGGTACGTCATACACAGGCAAAGAACCAAACAGAGTCGCCACAGGCTCCTGCTCTGGCTGCGCTAATGCTGCGCGGAGTGCGCCCATCGCCTGATTCATAAAGTGTTCCGGGCGTGACATAACTTGCTCGTGCGAGTACTGGTCAAGGCATGTAGATACGCATTGCTCCAACGCATCCAGCGCCATCTGCGCCGCTTCTCGTAGTGTTGTCATCTCACCCTCACTTTTTTGTCTGCTTCTGCAGCTCTAGGTTTTGTAGGATCGCCTCAAATACGCTCGCGTCCTGCTTGATCTCCACTGGGTTCTCAGCATCCCCCGCAAGGATCTGCCTGTCGCCATACACCCTAGGCAAATACTTGGCTGCCAACCACTTCCTCGCCTCCATGCGGAGCTTGTTGTAGCTGATGCTCCCACTGTCATATCGCCTGTTACCCGCCTCATCAAACACTTCTAGGGGCTTCTCATCTGCGATCTCTTGTATCTGACTTGCTAGTGTATGTGCCCCATCTTTCCTTGCAGACTCATACATCTCTCGAAATTGCTCGTTATCAATAAGCCAACGGTAGATTGTGGCTTGTCCGGGCATGTGGGCATCCTTTGTTATTTTTGTAATTGGCTCACCCTCTGCCAGTCTTGCGCATATCTCGATGGCTAGATCCTTTGTGTACTTTGTAGGCCTTCCTGCCATGATAGTTCTCTGAGGGGTTTGTTTAATTGCTCAGAGTGTAATGTCAACTATCGGCTGCCGCAATCTTTATGTCTTCTAGGGTGTTTAGTGCCCATGTAGCGGTGCCAATCATCTCTCGGGCTGTTGTGCGGCCTTCTTTGATTTGCTTTAGGGCGTCTAGGGCTACCTCTAGCTCACAGTGGTAGGTGTAGGCCAGCTGTTCCATGCGTGAAAGTTCTGCTTGCAGCTTCGCAATTTCTAGTTGTTCTTCCATCGTTCCCCCTAAATTTTCCACAAACTCGACTTGTCTTTTGGTCAGCCAGTTTTCGGAATCTTGATGTTTGACACCCACCCTTGGTGAATCTTGGAGCGAAGCAAGCCTAAACCGTAAGCTACAGGCTCGCTTTCCCACCCTCGGAGCCATCTCCTCGCGTAGCATCCCAGACTATTGTTCAACCACCCGGCTCTAAGATTCGCCCACCGTCCCTGCTCTGGCTTGCTCGTGTAGCAGGGTAGTCAACAGACACCACCGACGTTCCGCATGTCTGTGGCGGCACCAATAAAAAAGCCCAGTTAAGGAGGCTTTAGGCTTGGTTTGCCGCACACGAGAGATGCCTATCCATCTTCTCGAAGCTTTGACGAAGCCGCCTTAACTGGGCGTTCTTTCGCTTGATAGGAGCTACTGCCCGGCACCACCCGTAGCAGATAGCTCAACTATACACGCCCTCTCACAAACTTTCAATCGTTACTGAGTACCGCTTACCGTTGTTGTCTTCAAGCAAGATGATCTTTGTTGTGCTGATCATGGCACCGTTCTCATCCAGATCCCACTGCACTTTGCCTACATGGCTTAGCAGCCAGTCAGGGTCTTTGGATAGGGCTTCTCTGCACAGGTGGGCTATGTAGTCACAGTAGATCATTCCTCATCCCCCCTGTCGCCCACTGAATCTAGCCTGTACTCCTCGCGGCGCTCAAACTCCCAGTCAACGTCCTCAATGTCCAGCGCCTCCTTCAGGTACTCAATCGCCTTCTCAGGCGTCGGGCCATACTGACAGAAGTCATCACCACAGGAACCTTCCCTGTATGCAATCCATGCCAGCTGAGGGAACAACGTAGCTCCATAGTCGTTGTAGATCACAATGAAACCTTTTTCGCATGCAACTTCGCTTTCCATGATTCTCTCCTTGTTCGCTGTCCTGCACATGCAGTACGTGTAAGATTAGGTTAAACAAACACCCTTGTCAACAAATATTTTGTCCATCGCAGAAATAATTGTTTCCATACTTGTAAGCGTCGGCTCCCAGCCAAAATGCTCGTATGCGCGGCTTTCGCTGTAATACCAAGGCTTGAGTCCTGTGGTGCTCTTCAAGCTCTCCTGAGGGGCTTCTCGCACGATCTTGAGGCCATACCGCTCCGTCATCTCCAACATCAGCTCATTGACTGACACTGTTTCTTTGCTGACAACATCAATCGCCATGTTCACAGCCGGTGCCCCTATGATTTTCTGGATCAGGGCAGCTAGGTCATCAGCCCCGATGTAGTCCCGGATCATCAGATCGGTCTGGACGTTGAGGGGCAGCTTGTTCTGGATGCACTTGACCACTTGGCTCATCAGTAGGCCAGCTTCAGGGTTCACTGTTTCTGAGAAGTAACTAAACAGTCTGACGTCTACGATCGGCAGGTCAGGCAAGGCCCGGTGTCTAAGCTCTGCCATCAGCTTGGCGCTAGAGTAACGGTTAGGGATCTGATTGATGCCCACCACGGCAGGGCTGTGCCAGTCCACAGGGTTACTGAAGTCTGTACTGTACGCCGCACCTGAGCTAAAGAATATGTACTTTGTCTCAGGGATGTTTTGCACGTAGTCAAGAATCATGGAGTCGAACTTGACTGTCGTCTCTACGATGTCTTGATCTCGGGCATTCCCAACGCAGTTGATGACGACGTTGTACCGCTGCGTCCCAAACTGATCCATGTTGTTACGGTCAAACAGGCTCAGGTTGTATGGCAGGCGCTTTGCCAAGTCTCCAGCTATCCAGCTTTTGCTGCCTATGATTGCTACGTTCACACTACCTCCGCTGATTTAAGTTTTGCTGTTTCGCCATCAAATAAAAGACGAAGATTTGGACGTGCTGTAGAAATAGCTACGCTGTCTTTCCAAGGATAAACACACGTATACAAAACTATATCTGGCTTTGGCTCTGGCTTGATGCGGTATTCTGCGTGGTCATCCCATAACAAATGTCTTGGCTCATCCATCCATTCCCCATGCCCGGGAACTGGCCTAAATTGAATTGCGGCACCATTAGCCCAAGCAATGATCAGATCTCTATGTTTGTGCGGCTTCACAGTAATCCTTCCTTTGCCATGACCAGTACCAGTATTGCCAGCGCTACGCACACCCAAGCTACAGCTTCGTCGATGTCTATCATTTCTTCCTCGCTGTAAAGTCTGTAGGTTTGAAGCTTGACGATCTTCCGTTGTCCCAAGCTATGTGAACCATCTCTGCAAAGTAATACCAGCAGCCCATCACATTGTCTCCAGCTGGAGTCGTAGCAATCACAAGCTTGCCGTTCTCGGTTTTCCCGCAGCTGCTCTCCAGCAACATGATCTTCCCGCCTGCATTGTTTGGCATCTCAAACCATTGCTCTGCATGGGCGCAACCAGTCATTAACAGCAAGCACAGTAGAAGCTTTTTCATCTTTCCCTCCAGACTTTAAAAGCTGCACAGAAAAATCCCCACAAGAAGGACAACAAAAAAGCAAATATGACTCCAGAGAGGAATGATTTGATATGAATGGCAATCATTAGCGGCTCGTCACTTTGACAGCAAACACAGCACTGACGCTGGTGTACTTGGCGATCGTAGCCTCGTCAACACCAAGGTCAGCCAACAGCTTCTTGTAGTCAACAGTTTTGCGGTTCTGCTCAACGACTGTAGCCTTGAAGATGGCACCCTCGAAAGTATTACCAGCGCCGGGACGGGTGGCAATCTCTTTCATGGCATCTTTGATGAGATCAGCCTTGGCAGTCAGATCCGCGATCTGCGCGTTGATCATGCCAAGCTCGTCGATGGTGTTGAAGTCGATGTCGTTGTTCATGGTGCTCTCCTTATTCGCTGTCCGATCACATGACCGTCCTCACAGTTTAAGGGCTCATTAAACAAAGTCAAGGACTTTTTAAAATATTTTTTCGTCTTTCTCTATTGGCAAGCCGTCTGACAACAGGCGCTCAATCGTTATATTTAAGGCATCTAGCTCATCCATCTTACGGATAGCCCATGCTCGCTTCTGCCCGTGCCAACCCATAAGGGAGCCTTGGTGGCAGTCGTAGCACAGGGCTACCGTGGTGTATTGCTGGCCTTGAACAATATGGTGGGCAGAGCTGGGAGGGGGAGCGTTACAGACGCTGCAGGGCAAGCTCTTGACGTTAGCAAGATGTCTACGCTCTGCAGCTGTAAGTTTGTTGTTCACAGTGTTGCCCTGTACTCTGCTCGGTTGCTGGCTTCCTGTGAGCGCCATACTTCGACCCTAGCCTCAGCCGCCACCATCTGCCACCTCAATGTCTCTTCTGCCTCTACAGCCTCTCTTAGACCCTTTAATAGTTCTTGGTACTCAGGATGGGCATACGCCTCTCTTTCCTGAGCATTGACTGCATTCTCTCCACTGCGCTTCATCAGGATTGCCTTCAAGCTCTTTCGATATTCTTCTAAGTAGATTCTGTCAGCCTTTGCCTGCGCAAACTTCTTACCGTTGTCTCGAATGAAGTCAACTGCTTTGTTTGGGTCTATCTCTCTGTCGCTCATATCACCCCCAGATTCGCCAAAAGATCATCATGCTCCCCACTATCCCCATGCCAAACGTACACAGCATCACGATAGTAATTGCCACCATCAAAACCCTAAACTCCTGCTCCTCCTGTTTTGTTGGTTTGCTTCTTTCTATTCGCACATCCCTCGCAGATCCATCGTCTTCGTTTTCCATCGGCGAACACCTTATAAATTCCGCCCTTGCGAGCCTTTGTCATCATGCAGTTCGTACAGAACATCGGCCTGTCCGGGTCTAGCTTCATTAGAGACACGATTGATAATCCTTTTTATCTGAGACTTGTCCAACTTATAGTTCTTGGCAAGGGCACCTACTGATGCACCCTTCATGAACGCTTCGTAAATACTAATGTCTTGTGGTTGCATTACGAACTCCCATCATCATGTCAGCCATGTCGAAACATGTTTCAGCGATGAACCTTCTGTTGTGTTCATTCTCTAATATCTCTGGGTCTACACTTGCCATCAAACCCTGCAAGGCAAACGCAGCAAACGCGCAACGCATCTGCTCTTCTGAATCAAACATCTTCATGCAAATGTCCTCCTCGCGTACTCTGCTATCAATAATGCCTCTGCCTTGCCGTGATGCTTCTTTAGATTAAGCATGGCATCAGGAAACAACTCTCTTGCCATACGTAAAGATTCTTCCTTGTCTGCCTTTAGCCCCATCGTTTTCTTCCAAGCTTGAGGCAAAACCATCTCTACTCTGTCACAAGTCAACTGGGCTACAGCTTCAATCGCACCAAACGCCCTCATGAACTTCCCTGATGAGGCTATGCCTTGCCCGGGCCTAACGCCTACATGCTCAATGCAGATCGCAAAAGAATCCCCCGGCACAGTCAACCTAAAGATCAGTTCCCTCAAAGCTTTGGAGTCAATCTTGTCGCCGTCAGCAGGTATGTCGTAGGCATAGACGTACCGCCCATTGTGATCAATGGAAGCAATGGCTCCGGTTCTTAGGCCCGGGTCAGCACCGATCCAAATAATTTTATTTCTCCTGAAAAAGCTTTGACGTCAGCTTTGAAGCATGTCTGGGTGTAATGCCAAACATCAAAGCTATTATGTTTAATTTTTTTCCTTTTTTTCTTAGATTGACCATTTCTATTATTTGCTTGTCTGTCACTTTAGAACTTGGGTGCTGCTCTCTTGAGATTCCCTTCCACGCCGCAACTGATCTTCCTTTTTTCATTCTATCTTTTATATTGTCTAAGTTCGTTCCTAAAAACAAATGATTTGGATTTACGCAGGGTGGGTTGTCACATTTGTGACAGACATGCAGCCCATCAGGAATTCCCCCAAAATGCACAATCCAACTTAGTCTGTGGGCTTGGTACGCTTTCCCTTTTCTTCCGCCAATTCTAGTTTGACCGTATCCATTGATATTTATGTATCCTTGCCATTCCCAACATTCATCCATTGACAATGGTTTGACATGTCTTTCAAATATTTCTTTTTCATTGCTTATAAATTTTCCGTTTTTACTTTTTACCTTTTCCATGTTTTTACCTATCCAAATCACTTCCAGTCTCCATGTTCTCCTCTGTTGCCTTTGCTCCACTGATCTCTGACGTCAGCTTCAAGCCTGCTTCCGGGGTGTAGCTCATTCCAACCTTTTTGCCAGCTACCGTCAGGCTTTGTCCATCCAGAAAGAAACCGATAGGCTTCATCCCTGCTCCTGATCCGCATTCGTATAACTTCTCGAACAAGACATTCGTACTTGTAGCGTTCGACATTCAAAATTTACCTTCAATCAAAGCTTCTTGGTGTTGATGTTTCTCTCGTGCTGGGAGGCCTCCATTGAAACGCAAGGTTCTCAAATCTTGTTTGATTTCCTATGTACGTCAACGCCGTCGTCCCAATCTCGCCTTGCCTTTGCTTTGCTGTGATGACTTCGCAAACGCCTTTGTCTGGTGAATCTAAGTTATAAACCTCGTCGCGGTAAAGAAAAATTACGGTTGATGCGTCTTGTTCAATAGAACCTGAGCTGGACAAATCGGACAAAATGGGGCGCTTGTTGTTGCGTTTCTCGCACTCGCGGTTTAGCTGAGCAAGTAACACGATTGCACAATCAAGTTCTTTTGCCAGCGCCAACAACCCACGGGTATAGTCTCCAATCTCATAAGCCTTGTTCTCTGCCTTGCTGCCAGTGATGAACGACAGCTGATCGATTACCAGCAAGTCCAGCCCAGCCTTACGTTTGATGAACCGTGCCTTAGACCTGATAGACAGCAGGTTGAGGCCTGTCTGGTCATCAATCCAAAGTTTTAAGGTCTGGGCCTTAGAAAAAGCAGCTGTCAACCGATCCCAGCTATGCTGATCGTTCTCATCAGGCTTGCGTAACCATGAGATAGGAACCCTACCCAGCGCAGCTATGTTTCGATCAATGACTTGCGCTTTTGGCATCTCCATTGATAAAAACCCAGCGCTTCCCCACTCAGCCACATTTCTAGCCAACGCCAAACCAAAGGCTGTCTTACCCATACCCGGGCGAGCAGCCAGCACCGTCAAAGTACCACGCTCAATCCCGCCATCCAGTCTTTTGTCCAAGTCAACAAAACCGGTGGCAATCGGCTTAACCGTGCCATCCATCCGGGCCTGCAACAGCTCAACGTAGTTGGTCAGGGACTCTTGAAACTCCACCGGCTCCTGAGAACTTGCACTTGAGGAAATCAGGTCGAGCTTGCCAGCTAAGGCATCTGCCAGCTCAACTGCAGGCACCGTCCCGGCTTGAGCCTCAATCTCACGGCAAGCAGCCACCAATTTTCGGCGCTTTGAGTAGTCAATGACTAAATCCGCATGGACGCGAATAGAGGCCGCTGAAGGCGTCGAAGACGAAAGTTGGTGTGCATACATCAACCCGTCTGAGATTTCGCCTTGTAGGGCGTCTGAGAGGCTTATAACGTCACATTGTTTGCCAGAGGTGATCTGCTCAACAATCTTGACGTAAATCTTACGGTTGTCAGAATTGTAAAAGTCTTCAGCGCGGAGGTCAGAAATTTTGTCTAAGGCCGAGTTAAAGTTGAGCAGCGCACCCAAAATCGCCTGCTCGGCTTGCATAGAAAAAACTTGCGGCAGGTCGTTGATCATGCTGCCTCCTTGTGAACCTTCTCAGCCTGTTGACCAGTCGTGGTCAAGGCATAGCCATTGTCAGTGGCATACCAAAGCTTGAACCAGTTTCCACGAACCGACTTGTTGAAGGCCAGAGGCCAAGACTTGTACTTTTTGGCATCAGGAACTGAGTACCGAGCTTTGAACTCTAGCCAATGCAACTTTAGAAACTCCGAAGGTATTCCAGCCTTCTCGGCATATTCAAAAATCGGATCGTCTTCAGGTATTGCCTTCTTGCCAAGCTCCTTGCAGTTTTGCAGGTAGGTCTTCAGGGCAATGGCGTGAGAGCCCCCTTTAGGGGGTTTGGGGGTTTTATTTATTGAAGATGAAGATGAAGATGAAGGGGTTGGTTTTTGCTTATCCTCATGGTTAACCTTCAGCTTATCCTCTTTTGCCTGCATGAGGTTAGGGTTCCCACCAAGCTTACCGCCTGCAGCCCTTATTTTCCGCAGGTTTTCGTCCCTAATCATTCTGCGACTTACGATGACGCCATCTGATGTCAAATCATAAACGCCTGCATGTTTGAGTTCTTGGAGCCAACCTTCAACAACCTCTAAGGTTTCTCCAACCATACGTGCAAGGTTGATCGGAAGGATAACCTTATCGCCAACCTTTAGATGACCATAAGGATTACCTTCATGCATGTAGCAGATCATGTCTATCCACAGTCCACGAGCTCCTGTTGAGCAGGATCTGAGTGCTGTATCTCTGAGCCAGTCAGATGGATAAAACTGGAATGATGGTCGTTTAGGCATCTTCAACTCCAGAAAATGCAAACGCTCCAAAATACTTTGACGCTGCCTGTCTATAGGCTAGTGAAGCATCTTCAGAAGTTTCAAAAACCCCTAAAGTAATTTCTTTCCTGTTTACCATTATTCTGGCGCGCCATTTTTTTATGTCTCTTCTATAACTAACGCCCTTGATGCCCGATTGATTGTTTTTCTTTATTTTCTGATTGGCAGAATTTTGTGATTGATCCCCAAGTCGAAGATTTGTTATTTTGTTATTGAGCTTATTACGATCAATGTGATCGATATTTTTTGCAGGCCATTCTTTATGAACATAGAACCATGCAAGCCTATGGGCCAAAAATCTTTGTTCCTTAATTTGCAACATCCAATATCCTTGAATGTGCTTCGCGCCCGCAACTTTCCCATTCAGTCTTTTTTTGTTTCCTTCTAAATTTTTCCAAAAAAATAAACCAGATTCAGGATCGTAATCCAAAATACTTGTTAAAAAATCATGAGATATGCTCATAATTCCCCCAAAAAAAAGGGGCTACACCTGCTGTCTCACCCTATTGGGCGTTGGCGGACTGGCTCAGTACCAGCAGACAGCATGTGTAACCCCACTGAGAAACGCCGCCAAGCGTCTATTTGAAATCATTCTAGCAAAAAACATCTGGACGCAACGTCTTGCGTGATACTTTCCCTCTGGTGTAATTTGAGATTGCCACTGCTAGTACAGGGGAGGGGATTTCTTTTCCGCTAATAATCAGGGATAGCCAAGTCTTACTGATACCCAGCGCTTTTGCCATTGCCACTTTGGCACCTCTTGGCTTCTCGTCAAAAAATTCTTGTAGGGTCATGTCTGCACTCCATTAAGACCCAATTAAACCACGACAACATTTTTTTCGCAAGGTGTTGTAATCTGACGTTAAATCTTGTATCTTGCTAATTCAAATAGGAGGTTAAAGTGGAAGACATTGAATTCACACCGTACAAGCACAAAGTGACGCCCTACAAAACCCGCACAGGCATTGAAATTGGGAAGTTCTACATGCCTCCAGCAGGCAAGCCCATGAGCTTTGACGAGGAGTTGATCCAGCTGGCGTTCATTGAAGACCGTGGCTACATCCTGCGGGAGAAGTTGAAGAACCTAGCCGTAATGATTGGAGTCTGTGGCGGTGTGCTGGCATTGATGTTTCTGACGAGGAACTGATGTGATTGACGGACGCCCAACCATCATGATTGGTACACCTGCTTACGGCGGTGCCATGTTCATGGAGTACGTAGACAGCTTGGCTAGAAACCTGTCCTTCCTTGAGCAGAAAGGTATCCGCACCCGCTGGCAGTTCATGAATAAGGAGGCCTTGATTACCCGTGCCCGTAACGAGATCGCCAGATACTTCCTTGACGAGACGCAAGACGACTACCTGATGTTCATTGATGCTGACATCTGGTTCCCTACTGACGGCATCTACAAGCTGCTAGAACACAACAAAGACATGGTGTGTGGCGTCTACCCTAAGAAGTTCTTGTTCTGGGATCGCATCCGAGAAGCAGCCCTGCGCGGAGAGAAGGACATTGACAAGTTTGGCTGCAGCTACGTCCTGAATGCCGTGGCTGACGATGGCGACAAGGTTCCTGTTGGTGAAGACGGTCTGGTCGAGACGCTCCACGGTGGCACAGGATTCATGCTGATACACAGGAACGTGTTCAAAGCCCTGAGATTCAAGGTTCCTACCTACCGTACCAGCCTGATCACAAACCCTGCTAATGGGCAGTTCCTAGCTCCTTTGACTAGAGAATTTTTTGGCACATCCATCACAGAGCTAGGCCTACTGTTGTCAGAGGATTATCACTTTTGCGAGCTGTGGAAAAAAGAGGGCGGCAAGATATACGCTGACCCAACAATAGAACTACGTCACGTAGGACAGCATGTCTATGCAGGCGACCTGATGAGAGCAGGGAGGAACAACACGTGAAGGTAGCAGTAATAACAAGTACACGGGGCAGGAAGACAATCCAGAAGGCTCATCTGTCTATCCTCAATCAAACCTACCCTGCAACTCACTACGTCTTTGCTCACGGCAAAGACTGCTGGGATGCAGTGGACAAAAATATGGACGGATGCAATGCACAAATTGTTTATCTACCTCGCGCTAATGGTGGCGGTGGTTTTGGTATGGCTCCCGTTTTTGCTATGGCTGGGTATTGTGTTACCGAAGACATAGTGTTCTACCTTGACGACGACAACTGGTACGAACCTGACCACATTGAATCTCTAGTAGAAATCATTGAGAAGAACGACCTTGGCTGGGCGTACAGCTTACGCAAGATCGTAGACCACGAAGGCAACTGGATCTGTGACGACAACTGTGAGTCTTTGGGGGCTCACCATAACTCTCACCACCAGCACCTTGTAGACAACTCCTGCTATGCCGTCAGGACTGACGTAGCGAGGCGCTATGGCTACGCTTGGTATGTGCCCGTCATCTCAGATAGGAACTTCTTCAAGGTGCTTGTAGAGGCTGGGATGACCTTTGGAGCCACTGGTAAACACTCTGTGAACTACAGCCTGTCTCTTGATGGAACTGGAGGCATGACGAAAGAAAAGTTTCTTGCAAACAACGAGTTAAACCAGCAGAATTACAAAGGTATTTCCCCTTGGCTTCTTCAATCAATCTTCAAACAGGAACAACATGCCTAAGATTTATATAGGAACCCCAATGTATGGGGGCCAGTGCTTTGGCTTCTACGCTCAGTCACTGCTGTCACTGAACAACATACTGCGTGACCACAAGATTGACTCCATGATCAGCTTCATGTTCAACGAGTCTTTGATCACCCGAGCACGTAATGCTCTGACTCACACTTTCCTGAAGTCAGACTGCACTCACCTGTTCTTTATTGACGCAGACATCAAGTTCAACCCTCAGGATGTTCTCGGGATGCTGCTGGCAGACAAGCCGATCATCTGCGGAATCTACCCAAAGAAAGAACTGAACTGGGAGAACGTAGCTAACGCAGCCAAGGCAGGCGTTCCTCATGACAAGCTGCGTTACTACACAGGCTCCTTCGTGGTCAATCTGGCAGGCTATGTAGACCAAGTGACCGTCCAGCACGATAAGCCTTGTGAGATTTGGAACGGCGGCACTGGCTTCATGATGATCAAGCGTGAAGTGTTTGAGCAGCTGGCAGACAAGGTTCCTGAATACACCAACGACTCTACAGACCTCTCTGGTGCCATCCAGCATCAGGAAAAGATCAAAGAATACTTTGCTACCTCGATTGAGCCGGGAACTAACCGTCTCCTGTCTGAGGACTACCATTTCTGCCGCATCTGGAGAGAGATCGGCGGGAAAGTCTGGGCTGCTCCGTGGGTACATCTAGGCCACGCAGGCACCCATTTGTTTGATGGAGCGCTGGCAACCCCAGCCTACCCTAACCCTGTGGAGAGCAGATGACACCTGCAGAGAATCATCAAGTGAATCTTGAGAGACAACAGAGACTCGAAGAAGCCTTGAGAAGAGCCATTAACTATTGCGCAAGTGATGACGACTGGGCGGTCATCTACTATGAATGCGGAGTTTCAGCCCGTTTAAGGAAAGAGCATGAGTCTGATAGCGAAAGCAGAATCTAACAGCGGCAGCTTTACCCCTGTCCCTCCCGGTATGCACCTAGCACGGTGCTACCGAATCATTGACCTTGGCACTCAGAAGTCGTCTTACAAAGGCGTCGAGAAGCAGCTGCACAAGATCATGATCCAGTTTGAGGTTCACAGCGAGGATGACGAAGGAAACCCCCTGCTCACAGACAAGGGTGAGCCTTTGTCCATCAGCAAGAACTACACACTATCTTTAGCAGAAAAGGCAACACTGTCTATTGACCTTGAGTCTTGGCGTGGCGCTGCCTTTACGGCTGAAGAACGTAAGGGTTTTGAGCTGAAGAAGCTTCTAGGTGTGTGGGCAATGATCAGTGTCACTAAGTCTATTGGCAACGATGGCAAAGAGTACACGAACATCTCAAACATCAACCCTGTACCAGCAAACATTAAGAAAGCTGGGCTTCCTGAAGGCATCAATGATCTGAAACTCTTCTCTATTGATGAGCCAGACATGGAGCTTTTTGGAAGTTTTGGCGACAAGTTAAGGGCAAAGATTGAGTCTAGCCCTGAATGGCAGCGTCGGTCTGGAAAGAAGACTGACCCTTTTGACGACGACATTGATTTTTAAGGAGACATGATGGCACCGGAGCATCCACTGTTGGACTTTCTGAAACGAGAATACGAACTGAGATCAGATAGAGCATTGTGTGATGCTCTTGGTGTCACTCCTCCTGTAATAAGTCGTATCAGGGCACGTAGATGTAAGGTCAGCGCAGAACTGATCATTATTATTCACAAGAAGACTGGCATGTCTATTGAAGACATTGAGGATCTGATTGAGGAGAAGAAAGATGACAACTCATAAAAACAGTGTTGCTGCAAAAATCCGCAAGTACAAAAAAGAAAACCCTTTGGCTAGTCGTGAGGCTATTGCAGAAGCCACTGGGGCTACCTTACAGCGAGTCAGTAATGTTTTGAGCATAGCTCGTCGTAAGGCTGGCCTAGCTAGAAAACGTAAAGCTTCTGTCGGAGTAAAGAAACCGAACAACAGTGCCGGAGTACGCTTAGATGGCGGATATTATTCCTTGGAGAAGCTCAAAGATATTGTCAAAGCCTTGGAATTACTTAGCAAAATCTCAGGTGTGGCGAAAGCGAACAATGACTAGACCTATCAAAGTCGCAGTACAGAACAAGTATGAGTTCATTACAAAGGACGGATACCTGTTCAACAATCCCCAGAGCGACATCGGTCACAACCTTTTGAAGGGCTGGAATGACCTCAAACGTGTTGGAGAAGAGAGAGGCATCTTATTCTTCACGCTTGACCAGATTCAGAAGGAAGAGATCGATGTCGCTATTTTTATGGACAGGCCAGACGTTGATCCAGAGCTGACGCCTAACACCAGAAAGATCCTGATGATCTATGAGCCTGACATGCTCATCCCGGGTAATTGGGACAGGGATTATCACATACGCTTTGACAGGGTTCTTACGTGGAATGATGAGCTACTAGACAACGTAAAGTATTTCAAGAACAACTTTACGACTGACTTTGATCTGAACAACCTGAACGTGACTGAAGAAGACTTCAACAGTCGCAAGATGTTGTTCATCATGAACACAGTCAAGAACAACCCTCACCCTGACTGCCTGTACGGACATAGAGTCTTTGCCTCTCAATACTTTACAAGACAAGCCATCTTTGACTTTGACATCTATGGTCGTGGTTGGGACATCCGTCAGTTTCCTACCTACAGAGGCCATGTAGAGAACAAGATGGAAACCATGAGGAAGTACAAGTTCTGTCTGGCGTATGAGAACTGCAGACACGCTGTGGGATACATCACAGAGAAGATGATTGACTGCATATCTGCAGGGGTTGTACCCATCTACTACGGCGCTCCTAATGCTGCAGATCACATCCCAGAGGGCTGCTTTATTGACGTCAGAAAGACTGACGACTACGGGAAGATCCTAGACACCATGCAGCAAATGACCTATGACCAGTACATGGGGCACATGCAGGCCATGAGTGACTTTGTTCATTCTGAGAAGTCTGAGCAGTTCAAGAATAGTTTCTTCGTAGACAACATGATCAATCACATACGGGACGTCCACAATGCGGTTTGAGCCGGGAGTGACCTTTATTCCAGCCTCTGGGCAAGTCATTGGAGAACTGGAGAAGGAGTACATGAGGAAGGTTGTGGACTCTGGCTGGCTGACAGCTGGCAAGTTCAATGACACCTTTGAGCAGACCCTGAAAGACTTTATGGGGGTCAAGGCAGTCAGAACCTGTAATTCAGGTAGTTCTGCCAATCTCCTAGCGTTTACAGCCCTGACAAGCCCTATTCTTGGGGACAAGGCTATCCAGCCGGGAGATGAGGTCATCACAGTCGCCTGTGGCTTTCCTACGACCATCAACCCTATCCTGCAAAACGGCTGTGTCCCTGTGTTCTTGGACGTCAACACGACTCTGAACATCAACACAAACCAGCTGGAACAGGCCCTGACCAGCAGAACTAAGGCTGTGATGATTGCTCACACCTTGGGGAATCCGTTCAACATGGATCTGGTGGCTGAGTTCTGCAGGAAACACAAGCTCTACCTCATAGAGGACTGCTGTGACGCCCTAGGAGCCCGTTGGAGAGGCCGTAATGTCGGGACTTATGGGGATGTAGCCACCCTGTCCTTCTTCCCGGCACACCACATCACGATGGGTGAGGGTGGGGCTGTCCTGATTAACAACGAGAAACTTGCCCGAGCCGTTGAGTCCTTGAGAGACTGGGGCAGGGATTGCTGGTGCATCCCGGGCAAAGACAATACCTGTGGACAGCGGTTCTGCCAAAAGCAGGGTGAGCTGCCCTATGGCTACGACCATAAGTACATCTTCAGCCATCTTGGATACAACCTGAAGATTACAGACGTACAGGCTGCCTGTGGCCTCGCACAGCTCTCTCAGGCCCCTAAATTTATCGAGGCAAGGCAAGAGAACTACGCCTACCTGAAAGAGCGCCTAGGGGGCTATGAACAGCTCTGGCTGCCCTCTGTGTATCCAGATGCAGAGCCCTCTTGGTTTGGCTTCCCCATCACCCTAAACCCGAACGCAGACATCAACCGCAATGACATGGTTGCTTACCTAAACGATAACAAGATAGGTACACGGTTATTGTTTGCAGGCAACGTCACAAAGCAGCCGTACATGAAGGGCAGGGAGTACAGGGTCATTGGAGACTTGAAGAACTCAGACCTTGCGATGAACAACCTGTTCTGGATCGGGGTTCAGCCTGCTCTGACACGAGAGATGCTGGACTACACAGCGACGAAGATTGAAGAATTCTTAGGACATTTCTAATGAGAGTAGCTGACTGGATTGCAAACTACTTATGGGATATAGGCGTCTCCCGTGTCCACGGCCTCATGGGTGGAGGGGCTGCAGGCCTAAACGACGGCTTTATCAAACGCAATGGGATTGAATACATCTGCTACCACCACGAGCAGGGCGCAGGTCATGCAGGCGTAGGTGAGGCTAAGTACACAGGGAAACTCTCTGTCGTCAATCCTACGACTGGCTGCGGGGGCACTAACTGCGCCACTAGCGTCTTGAACGCCTATCAGGATGGTGTGCCCGTCTTATTTCTATCAGGCAACGTCAAGCTTGAGAACACTGCTCGTTGGGTAAACAACAAAAGTAACGTCAGAATTAGGCACTACGGAGCTCAGGAGCACGATATTGTCAGCACTATGCGGTCAATGACTAAGGCTTCGTACTTTGTAGACAGGCCTGAGCTTGTTGAGCATGCCATCCAGAGCGCCATCCATCTGGCGACATCAGGACGTCCCGGCCCTGTTTGGGTAGACATCCCTGCCAATATCCAAACGGCACAAATGCCAGAGCTGAAGAACTACAAATTTGCAGACAAGGAAGCAGAGCCTATTGACCCTTACGCCGTATGGAAGCACATCTACGTAAGCAACCGGCCTCTAGTCATTGCAGGCGTAGGCATCCGTCAGGCAGGGCAGGTAGAGCAGTTCATCCAGTTCGTAGAGAAGTACCAGCTTCCCTTTGTGACGACCTACGGAGCTCAGGATTACGCCGCCTATGACCACCCACTGAACATCGGCACCCCGGGTGTTAGGGGCAACAGGGCCGGCAACTTTGCCATGCAGAACGCTGACCTTCTCCTCATCCTTGGCACCTCGCTAGGCTCTACGGTCGTCGGCTATGACCCCAAGCAGTTCAACCCTACGGCTTACAAAATCTACGTGGACATTGAGCAAGACGAGCTCAATAAAGACATCATCCCGGTGGACTTGAAGATAGAAGCCAACATCAAACAATTCTTGGGAGCCATGCTATGACACGGGAAGAATGGGTAGCAAAGTGCCAGCACTGGAAGGCTAAATGGCCTGTGATGCAGCCAGAATACTTGGACGACACCCACGGTCTAAACATTTACGCTGTGCTAGACGCCATCAGTAATCACTCCTCAGAAGATGCTGTAATCATGTGTGACGCCGGTAGTGCCTTCTACATGGTTCCACAAGCCTTCAGGTTTAAGAAAGGCCAGAGGCTAGTCATGAGCCAGTCCCAAGGGGATATGGGCTGGGCCTTGCCTGCTGCGATCGGGGTAGCTAAAGCAGGCGCTAAGCAAGTCATCTGCATCGTAGGCGACGGTAGCTTCATGTCTAACATGCAGGAGTTGGCAACCATCCGTGAGCACGACCTGCCGATCAAGATCATCATCCTGAACAATCGTGGGTATCTCAGCATCAAGAACACACAGTCTAAGTTCTACGGCAACGTCCACGGTGTAGACAGTGACACAGGTGTTTGGTTCCCTGACTTCCTTCAACTGGCAGACGTATTCCACATTAACGCTGTCAAGGTCTGGGGTAATGCAGTCATGAACAAGCATATGCCTCAGGTTTTTGAGACAGTGACACCCTACATCATGGATGTTCTGTGCCTGCAAACCCAGCAAATCCTGCCATCTCAGTCGTTCAAAGACGGCAAGCAAGCCCCTCTACATGACATGATGCCCTTCTTGTCTGACGAGGAGATGGCTCAGGAGCTGCTTATATGATCCAGTTCCATAGGTATTCAGCCATAGACGCAGACAGACAGGCTGCTATAGACGCTAGGATGTATCTATGGGGCAGGCTGTCTGAGAAAGAGGTCTTGGAAAGACTTCCTAAGGAACTACCTAAGAACTGGTTCTACAGACAAGAGATTGTTTGCTGCTTGGGAAGACACCTAGCCTTCAAAAAGTACGACATAGAAGAGAAAGAGTGGGAGCTGTGTAGAGGGCTAATCCATTATGCAGACACCATTTATGCTGACAACCCTGAAAAGCGTGAGCTTTACTACCAGCCCAGAAACTCAGGGCTATTCTCTGTCATTGAGAACATCATAGTTGCAGAATTTTATGCAACGCAACTAAACCACAAGCTTGTGATTATTGGAGACGGTAACTGGTGGAACTATGATGAGGAGTTCTCTGCCATCTTTCCTTACAGGGTCAAGTATGGGGTCAAGCCTAACATTGACTTTGATGCCATGAGGAACAACATATTTAATGCAGACCTGACAACTATCAATCAGTTCTACACATTCAAAAGACACTCTTACCAAAACATCCTGAGGTCTGTCTTCAAGATAGTTGACTGTGGAGACGTTACAGGATCTTGCCTCTTCTTCTTTAGGGGTGGAGACAAGCTACTGACAGAGACTATCCTGCCGCCTGACGACATCATTCGTGCTGACATTAAAGCTGCTTCCCGTAGGCACAAGCTGACTTACCTGCTGTCAGATGACGGACAACTAGCCAAGAAAATCGCTGCTATGGATGGCTCGATTATTAGCTTAGTTACAGACAATAAGCAGGGCTACCACCATGTGCCGGGACAGAAGATTTCTTGTTTACCTATCCTTCAGAACTACGTCATGCTGGCAACCTGCGAAGAAAGCATCTCTTGCCCCTCTGCTAACTTAGTCAACGCAGCTCATTGGTCTAGGGATGCAGAGTTCATCTACCCTACCTTCAACCCTGTCTATAGGTACGCACTTATATGATCGCTAAAGACACAGCCTCAGAAGCAGGCCACTGGTATGCCAGAGACGGCTCCCCCATGTATACCGTCATGGGCAAGACCACTGGTAAACCACGTAACACCACCTTGCGTGACGCCAGAGAGATGAACTTAGTTCCCTCTGTCACCACTATCCTGAACGTAGCTGCTAAGCCAGCTCTCACTAATTGGCTGCAGGAACAGGCTATTCTGGCTGCCCTGACCCTTCCAAGAGCCCCAAATGAACCTGAGGCAGATTGGCTAAAGCGCGTCCTCTCTGACTCCAAACAGCAGGGCAAAGACGCAGCAGACTTAGGCACAGAGATCCACGGAGCCATCCAGAACTACTACGAAGGCAGGAAAGAGTCTAAGTTCCCTCACCACGTAGAAAGCTGCAGGCAGGCTATCAGAACCATGTATGGCGACAGAACATGGCTGTGTGAGAAGTCGTTTGCCCATGAGCTAGGCTTTGGCGGTAAGTGCGACATGCACAACACTGACGGAGACGGCATAGTCATAGACATCAAGACTAAAGACTTCAGCGACCTATCTAAGCCTTTGTGGTACGACGAGCACCTCTTACAACTAGCCGCCTATAGAGAAGGTCTGGGTTTCCCGGGAGCTAGGTGTGCAAACGTCTTTGTTTCAAGAACTAATCCAGACCTCGCTATTGCTCACGAATGGACGGAGGAGGATTTGAAAAGGGGCTGGAAGATGTTCCAGCATTTATTGAACTACTGGCAACTAAAGAACAATCATGAGTGATACTGAAGCCCTAATGAAAGACGTAAAAAATTACGTCACTGAAGAACTCGTCAAACAAGTTTACTTCTACTGCGACCATAACAATCCTCAAGGCCTCCATGTCGATGAATGCGACATTCAGGAGTTTGCTGAGAAGATCGTGGCAGTGGTAGGACGAGATATAGCAAGAGCAGAACGAACAGAATGTATAAAGTTCGTCGAGTCTTTGAATAAGGAAGTGGCTCAGGCATTGAAAGACCGTAGAGGCTTCCTATAAACAAAAAACCCCCGGGGGCCAGCCCGGGGGAAACTGATCAAGTGAAGGTGTGATCGTTGCCAACCACAGCTTTATCTTACAGGATTTCCTTGAATGTCGTACTCAATTTCTGCAGCTCCTCGCGTTACAGGAGCCAAACCCCTTTGCTGTCTAAGCTTATTTTCACGCAACGCTTTTTGTATGTAAGCAGCAGGCTGAGAAGCTATGTCCATCGCAGTACCAGCAAGCCTCATCCCGGGGTGAGGAACCAAAGACATCAAAGCACCAAGACCACCGGCACCACGAATACCAGCACCAGTGACGTTTCCTTCTTCTAATTCTTTAGCAGCTTCTGCAATGTTTTGTCCTGCAGAAACGCCCATCATGGTGCTGCCCAAAGGAATCCTGCCCAAAGTTTTAGACAGAACACCGGGGGCTTCTGCAACTGCCTGAGCACTACGAAGTTTAGACTCAAGCTCGCCTGCCTGCTTAGCAAGACGCATCTGCTCGTTGATGTTCAAAGATCCACCAACAGGAATCTTGCTGGAAATTTTCCCCTTGTTTTTAGCTCTCTGGAAAGCCTCAGAAACCTCTCTGACAGTCTCTCCCTCACCGCGACCGTATCCAGTAGCCATAGACCACTTCTGTCCCGGGGTGCCCGTTCTGACCTGCCCGGGGGCTTCTACAGCGGCTTTTTTGCCTATGTAGTCCCTTGTTTTTTCTGCAGCTCCTGCAAGGGCTCCTACGCCACCTGTGAGGGCTCCAGCAGTCTCTACATCTATCTCACCTTTGGCACCTTCAAGCATGGGCCTGACAGTCTTATACCAATTGGGTAGGTCTTCCATAGATACAGGAACCTCTGGGCTTACAACGTGCTCAGGGAGCTCAGGATCAGTCGTAAAGGTCTTTGCTTCTTCTGCAACTGCAACCGTCCCCGGCTGATCCAGTGGGTACATCTGGTCAATCGTCTTCAGGTAGCTTTGGGTTTCCTGCGGCAGCAAAGATATATCCCCAGCCTTCATGGCCTTGTCCACAGTCTTTGGACTAGCGTTGTAAGCCGCTACAGCCAGCATGGTGTCGCCATACCGATCAAGGTTTTCTTTCAGGATTCTGCAACCAGCCTCAATGTTCTTGTCGATGTCTTTCAGATCATCAACTTTCATCCCGAGGTTTTTAGCGTTCTCAGGCATAACTTGCATCGGGCCGATCGCACCCTTAGGGCTAGTGCGGTTCTTGAACTCGTTCTCAGTCCATCCCACAGAAAGCGCTAGAGCTGGGTCAATGCCCAGCCTTTCACACGTATCTGCAATCTTGTTAGCTATTGCCTGCTGCTCTTTGGAGAACTTTGCCATTACTCACCTCCACGCAGCTGCTCAAGCATACTTCTACCAGTGCCGGGAGTAGACCTAGCCCTTGCTGGAGTACTTGGGAAATACTTGTTCTGCAATTGCTTAAGATGGTCGTTGTACTCATTTACTAGGCGCTCGTACTCAGGCGTAGACTTGAACTTCTTGGCATGAGCGTTAGGGTTCTTATCTTCCCAAACCTCCAGAAGCTTGTTAGCCTCTTGGTCAAATTTTGCGCGAGCAATCAACACTTCAGCTTTAGCCATAGCCACCCTTGGAGAGTCAGCCAAAGATCCGCCCAAACGACGAACAACTTCTGTTTCCATGTTAGAAATAGCTCCTTGCCCTTGACCTCCGTAGTATGTTCTACGAAAACCAAGCTCAAGCTCTGAAAGATAACGAGCAGCCATTAGAGCAGCATCAATCTCTGCTTGAGTTCCACCAATCTTACGTACAGCTTCTTCAATACCGGGGAAGGAAATAGAAACAGAACCAGCTTTAGCCCCCTCGGTTAAAGCCGATAAAATAGCAGTTCTTATTCCGGGCTTAGATAAAACACCAAAAGCTCCAGCCGTCTTGGGATCAGAAGCAAGATTGTAAATGGCTTCAGAGGCACCTATGATTATTGGCGCTTGATCTGCTGCAGTGTAAATCTTATCTTTAATTGCAGAAGAAGATTCACCACGTTTTTGACCAGCAACCTCAAGTTCTTTAGCACGAGCAGCCTTTTCTTCTGCGCTTTCAGGTTTTGGTATAACCTGATCCGGCCTCTCAGGGGGCTGCATTAGGCCATTGTCAATGTAGAACTTGTAGAGAATCTGCTTGTTACCAGTTTCAGCAGCTTGCTTGGCAGTCTGACGATATTGCTGAGCCAATGGGAATGGAACTTTTACGTCCCCAATGTCTAGCATGTTGACTGTCACTTCTTGCTGACCGGCTTTTTGAGCTTCAAGGGCATATTTACGTTCCTCAAGCTCACGCTTGAGCAGCTCCTCCATCATCTTTGCCATAGGAGGGTTGAACTGCTGCATCAACACTAGCTCATCTGCAGTAGGAAGCTTCATGCCTTGGTAGTAGCCCGGGGTTCCAGCAGACACACCACCAGCAGGTGCTGCACCGACTCCGCCAGCAGGTGCGCCACCGGCAGGGGCTGCAGGCATCTGAGGAGCTTGTTTCTGCTGCATGTACTGCAAAGCCATCTGGTTGCCCATCATCTTCTGACGCTGCTCTAGCCCTGCAGCCTCTAGCTCGTAGGCAAGCTTGGCTTCTTGCTGTTGGCGAGCAAATTCTTTCTCTTGCTCCTCAGCCATTCCAGCTACACCATAGCCCAAAGATTCCCCAAAGCTACCTGTCTTAGTAGGCGCAAGAAGGCCTGCAGCCAAACGCATAAGACTCGGGTCAAAAGCACGAGACTTACGGCTGGTCATTGCAGCAATCAGCTGCTCACGGCGAGCGTCAAGCTTTGCCTGACCTTCGAGATAGCGCTTTTGAGCATCCATCGCCATAGACTTCATGTCTGTTGGCAATGTTGGTTCTGCCTCTACAGGCTGAGCTGCACTCAAACCTCCAATGTTCTCTGCCATGTCAACCTCTATCCAGTTTTGCTAGGAGTTACGGGGGTTACGCTTTGATTCAAAGCGCTAGATATGCCAGAGGTAGGATTGATGAACGCCCCAAGAGCTGCCAACAAGCCAGAAATCTGCGCCAAGGGGCTGCCAGAGTACGCAGTAGATCCAGTCGTTTGCTTAGTCTCGCCAGTTGGGATCGTCAGACCACGTAGCAGCTGTGAATACTGGCTTGCAGCCGTCATCGGGTAGTCCAACATCCGTTGCGCCAAAGCCTGCTCTTGACCGCCTAGGGTAGACAAGGTTCCAAGCCCAGTAGTAGCAGCTGTCTGCTGTTGAGAGCCCAGACCACCCAAAACCTGCCCAGACTGCATCTGACGCTGAAGATCCGCCTGAGATGCCCCTAAGGCTTGCGTATAGCCTTCCTGAAGAGCTTTTGTCTGCTGGCCTAGCAAGTTCCTTTGTAGGTCACTCAAAGTCTGCCCACCAACCTGTATTTGCCTCTGTGAGCCATACCCGCCAGAACCCACACCGATCGACTGAAGGGCAGGCAGGATGCTCTGCTGAACATTTCTTTCCTGCAATCTTGCCATCTCGTCCACTACAGACTTGGTGTAGGGGTTCATGTAGTCAGCAACAACCTGAGGAGCTGTAGTAGCTCCTGCCCTTGTCGCCAGCTCAGCACCCGTTCCCATCGTCCCTAGGCCTGCAAAAGCAGCCTCAGGAGCCATTGAAAGGGCTTGCTGCTGTAGAGGAGATAGGCCAGCTACACCACCCCCAGTAATGCCTGCCATCCCTAGGTTGGCAATATCTTGGAGGTAGTTCGTATAAAACTCAGGCGCTACCTGCTGAGTCTGTGCGGTAGAGGTAATCGCTGGTAGCGGTTCACCTTGAAACATGTCAGCCATTTATGCGCTCCTTACTTTTTTCTGAGCCGCCTTCATATAAGCAAGAGGCGATTTAGACGGCGGAGGGATCTTGTCTACAGGCGCTGAGCGCTTGTGAGCCCTAATCTCTTCCCTAAACTTGTCTAGCAGGTCAGAACCTGCCTTCGTAGAACCATTTCCAAGCTGAGCTACAGTCTCTGAATCAATGACGTATTCCCCATCTGCAAGCATGGCAGGGATGTCATCTGACTGACCGTCACCTTCACCAGTTACCCGGGCACCAGCACGGTAGTCATGACGGCCTTCCACAGTAGGAACATGCAGCCCACCATGCTTTGCAGCACCACCATGAGCCATCTGATTCATGATTTCGTTGGGGTCAACAGGAGTGCCATAAGTGTAATAGGAAGCTTGGCCTCCGTCAGCCATTAGAGGGGTAGCAAGTCCACCTTCTTTAAAGAAAATTCCACCAATATCACTGACTACGCCCTTGACGAAAGGATTTGAACTGATGACGTCAAAAATTCCAGAAGAGGACGACCCAGATCCTCCCCCGCTACCACTAGGAGCTGGAGTAGCTTGTGGATTGGGCATCAAAGACCCTAAAGCAGCGCCAAGCAACGCGCCCACAGCAGGGTTAATTGTATTTTCTCCACGAGGAGTCAAAGTGGTAGATGGCATTACTCCAGACCCAGATCCGGGGCTAGAAACGCTCACAGATGGCATAGCAGCAGCTGTTGGGCGAGCTGTGTATTGAGACATAGGCCCCAATCCACTAATCCCCAAAGGAACGCCTAGAGCTCTGCGAGCCTCTACAGACAATGAGACTGGTTCTCTAGCCCCATATTCAGCAGCTGTAACAAATCGAGGCGTATAGCTAGTCGTTCTGCCGGGGATTGCCCCAACTTTAGACATGTCTACGCCAATATTGACCCCGCCGGGAGGCTTATAAGCACTCAGAAGCGTACTCATCAGAGCGCCAAGAGCCGCTCCTCTACCAGTTTGGGTGCCAGTTACAGAACTTAAAAGATCGCTTAGTGTTGCCATTTCGCATTCCTCTTCATGGATGCAAGTCCACCGCGCTTAAACGGGGTGATTGACTCATAAAGTTCAGCAGGGTTGATGTAGCCCCTTGCTGCTTGTTCTTCGGGTGTTAAGTAATAAACAGACTTAGGGTCAACTAACTCCTGAGTCTTTTGTTGCTGTTGCGTTCTTATTCTTTGCATATATTGCTGTAATGCCGCTTCTTTTTGTGCAGCTTCTTCTTTTGCTGCTTCCTCATCAACAGGTTGAGTCAGTGTTTGATCTGGAGTCAATTGCGAACCACTTGCTTGTTGCAAACCACCGGGCTGTTGTGGAACAGGCTGGCTTACGCCGGGTTGGCTTGCCCCCGGAGCCAAACCAGCTTGAGTAATTATTTGCCCCGTGCCCGGGCGAACGATTGGTTGAGCACCCGGCACTGTTTGAGCAGATGGCTGTGCAGCTGGTTGAGCTGCTGGTTGTCCAGCAGTCTGCGGTGACTGCATAGCATTTGAAATTAGCTCACTGGTAAGATTTTGTATTTGCGCCGGAGTAGGAGCAACTCCAACATTTTTGTACAAATTGTTTGCAAGATTCTCATACTGCAAATAAGAAGTTCCAGATCGTTGGAAAAACTCAGCAACAGGAGTAGGAATGCGATCTGCTGTTACAACGACAGCAGGAAGAGTTCCACCTTCTCCGGGGACAAAAGGCTTTGCTTGTTGTGCTTGTTGTGCATTTACATAATTATCAACCAATGCCGCAGCAAAAGAGGCGTCTCCTCCTAATGCTCCCAGCATGGGGTTTTCCAACATAGCTTTTCTAAGCTCTTCTGAGCCCGGAGCAGCAAGAACTCCTGTTCCAGCAGCTGTAGCAGCAGCGCCACCAGCGCCAACAACGCCAAGGGTACTAGCCAATGTAGCAAGCTCAGAAAGCCCTGCAGCCTTTAGCATCTGCACTGACTCTGGAGACGAAACAAGTCGCGCAAACCTTGGGTCATTAGCAGCCCATTGACCAAACTTCTCCGCAAGATTTGCTGATTGGCTTCTTGCTAACTGACCTATTTGTTCAGCAGTAACCGGCATAGCCTGAGCTACTTCTAATTTCTCTCCTTTTATTGTTTTTAAAATTTCATCTTTTAAATCATCAATGGTTGCAGGTGTTCCTTGAATTTTTTGAGAGAAAATTCTTTCTTCAATCTCAGCAGGAACAGGCTGGTTTGCAGCAGAAATACCACTTGCAAGAATACTTGGAGCGGCGGCGTTCAAAACTTTGCTTAAGTCTTGTCCTGTAACTAAAGCATTGCCAGCAAGATTTGCCACATTACCCGCAATATCAGCGGCTGCAGTTAGTTGTTTGTCATCAAGATTACTGAGGTTTTTAGCAACAACTTGTTTGGCTTCTGCGCTCGCAAAGTTACCTGCAACATTAGCAATGACATCCTGCGCAAGGTTTTTGCTTCCTGTTACGCCTCCAGCTACTGTTGTAGAAACACCATTAGCTATGATAGTTTTGACTTCGTTTGGATCTAGCTTTACAACAGAAGCAATGTTATTAATTGCTGCGTCAGAAATATTTAGTGCTTTAGTTATTTGACCGGGATTTTGTGTGGCATAAGTACCAGCGCCAGCCATTATTGCGCCCTTAATAGGGTCGCCACCAGTAATTGCAGACATACCAGCACCGAGGGCAGCATTAGCCGCCACAAGAGCGCCACCAGTTGCGCTAAGGCCTGTAGCAGTAGCAATCTGCCCAGCCAAAGCACTGCTAAGCCCCGGCAAAGCAAAAGAAGCAGCAATAGCAGCTATTGGCAAAAGATCGCCGTACCAAGTCTCTCCAGTGACGTTCCTAGTGGCTGTGTAGTAATTAGCCATAGGAGCGCCCTGCTCATTAGTCACAGGGACTAGGTTTCCTGAGCCATCAGCACGGAACAGCAGAGCAGCATGTTTGTCGCCATCAATAGAGTTGGCAACCATGTAGAAGTCTTTTGTGCGATCAGCAATGTCGTTGTACAAACTTTGCCTATCAAGCACTTTCTGTGTGCTCTTCGTTCCATAAGCACCAGAAAATTCTTTAGTCGTGTAATAGTCGTTGATATTTATGCCGAGCTGATCTGCAGCTTTTTTGAAATCAGCATCAGAAGCTGCTTCTCTAGTGCCTGCTCTAACAATTCCCGGCGATCCTCCGCCCATACCTTGCTGAATATATCCCATGTCCAGACCAACAATGGCAGGGCCGCGCATGGCTGTAGAGGCGTCAGATTTGACGTTCCAGCCAAACTTGTTCCAGTTGTCACGGTACTGCTGGGTATCTATCTTGTTGCTCTTGTAGCGATCAAGAACAGCATCCAGCCCACCCTGATCTAAGATTGGCAGGCCAGTATTTGGGTCAATATTGCTAAAGGCGTCAGGGTTAGCGCCCTGAATGTTTACCTTAGGAATAGCCGCCATTTTCAATGGATCTATCTGGGAGATCATTGAAGTAACAGGCTTTATCAAGTCATCTAGCTTTGTGCCTTTGACAGCAGTCTGTATCTGCCCCAACAAGGTCTGAACCTGTTTGGCGTCAGCAAACTTTGTGACGTCCCCAAGGCTGCCCCTGATGGTGTCTACGTAGCTACTAACATTATTAATAGCTTCGTTACGCTGATCTAATAGAGGCTGGAAAGAGTCAAGAAGACCCTGATACTTTTCTTGAGTTTTGTCAAAGGTAGATTGACTGGTGTCTACAAGCTTTTGCTGATTTGCAATTGGAACATACGCAGCCTTCTCAGCCGCTACACGAGCCTTCTCAAGATTTGCGTTAGAAGTATCGTAAGCTTTCTCTGCTGTTGTAATAGCGGTCTGCGCTAATTTCTCTGCAGCTGCGCGAGCCCTATCGGCATTTGTATAAGCCGTGTCTACAGTCTTGTTGGCTGCAGTCAAAGCTCTCTCTAAAGAAGCCCTAGTCCTATCTGTTGCATTATCAAGCCTTGTCTGTGCAGCGTCTCTGTTCTTTTCAGCTGTTTGAATAGCTTTTAAAGCATTCTGATAAGCAGAGTTCTTTTCAAGAAACTGCCCAGAATCCAAGAACGACCTAGCATCATTGAGCTTTTTTTCAGCTGCAGTCAGCGCTGTGTTGGCAGTCTTGTACCCAGCATTGGTTGTTAGGTACTTTTGATTGTCAAAGTCAGACTGTAGAGCTTGTAGCTTTGATTGCGCAGTCTCCAAAGCTTTGCGAGCATTGTTGACAGCAGTCTCAGTAGTCTTTGATGAGGCTTGGGCGTCAGTGTACTTCTTGTTCGCAGCAGTAACCGCAGCGATCGCCTTCTGAACATCAGCAAGTTTTACGGCGGTATAAGCCACAATCAAGTCCCCGGAAGCACAGCACCAACAACCGCTTGAGCCCACTCCATCCAGTTGTCATAGATGGCAGGCCCCGGTATGCCTTCATTCGTAAATACGTCAATCGCCTTCAGACCCTCCGCCCAAGATTTCCAGTTCTCCTCTGGAGGGGGCATCATCAGCATCTGAGTCGCATACAGCTCACACATCAAACAAGCCCATGACTCCCAAGTGTGATACCTCGGGTCATAGACTAAGGCTACATTAGCCACTGTAGCCCCTCACATCACCAATGTTGGCGTTCAAGAGAACCCGACCCATCTGGTAGTTCCCACCCGCCTCGTTGCTGACAAACTTCAGCCTTAATTCACGGCGCTGCTCACGCATGTCAATTTTGCCGGTTGTCGGGCTGAAAACATAGGGGTCTGACACTTTATCTGCTTCTTGAGCATAAGGACGACCAACGATGTACAAGGTCATGTTGCCTTCTTGCAAGAAGTCAGGCTCAACCCTTTCTAAGTGCAGCCAGAAGTTGTCGCCTACGCCAGCTCTAGCAGGCTCAGGAGAGTTTGCAGGCCCACCGTTGACCCAACCTAGGTCAGACGTCTGAAAGTAGCTCTCAATCGCGTCTACCTGCTCTCCATTGACCTGATCTACCCCATACTCGTGCTGCCAGACAGTCGTCAATCCTGCCTCTGTGCGGAAGTCTGCCGTCTCTGTAGCAGCATTCAAGCAAGTTGCAGATATGGTAACAGTCAGGTTGTTTGTTGTAGGAGCAGGAGCAATAGCCGTAATGGTTGCTCCTGACGTTACATTATTAGAAACAACAACCTGCCCCAAAGCAATCTGGTTGTTTACAGCAGTCGTAAAGGTATTGTTCCCAGCTGAGGTCGTAATCTGCTGAGCAAACACAGACTCAGAAACCGAAAGCTCAGTGCCTGCATTAACGGGATAGGCCAATACCTGAGAGAAGTAGCCTGCAGACCTACGGGCACCTACAGCCGTGCCAGCGTCGTACCAAGTGTTCTCACGGATGTTGTAGATGATGCAGTCATTGCACTCTGTGGAGTCTCCATTTGGGTAGAACCACCAGATTTCCCCAAACCGTGGGACTTTCGTCGCCCAGACCTTCTGCCTTTGACTGTAGTTCAGATTGTCAAAGAAGTAGTTCTGGTTCATGTTGTTTGGGATTTCCTTTACAACACCGTTGTACAGAAGGAACCGATCAACACCAATCCAGTAATAAATGCCATCGTACTCAATGATGCACTGAGAAGATAGTATGGATGTCTGCGTCGAAATAATGTCATAGCGCCAGTAGATCGTAGTGGTTGTTCCGCCAATAGTAATCTGCGTCGGCGCATAGCTAACACGTATCAGCGAATCCAAAGCCCAGAACAGCCCTGAAGGAGAGTTTGAGCCACCTCGAACTGGCAAACCTTTGACTATCTTGGTCGCAGAAGCGTTCGTCTCGTTGGCATCTGCCCCATTCCAGTTGAAAGGATCTCCAGCCACACAGTTCTTGATCAGGCCATTGTCCCCATAGACAAACACATAGGGATGCAAGACACATACCCCACCAGATACCTCAATGGTTTGCCCAGTAGGAGCAGGCCCGTTAATGTCTTTAAGGGGGGTCGTTACAGAACCGCCGATAGGAGCCGCCAGAACAGCCGTGTTGACTGTGCTATCTATCTGCCCTAGGTTCTGCCCGGGATGCGCTAGAAGCAGCGTCTGACCGCCTTGTGAGTCAAACATGGAGTCAAACTGCCACAGGTTGTATTGGTTGGCTGTGAACTGGCTATCTACTGTAGAAACAGAGACATTCCATCCAGATCCAGCACCCCCAATACTTGCGTTGCTGGAACTTAGAACATCGCCGGATAGATAGTAAGAACCATTGCTGACAAAAGACAGATTGGATACAGCATTAGCACTGACAGTGACATTAGCCACCGCTCCAGATCCATCTCCAGTGACTGATATGAGGGAAACATTGGCATAAGTGTTGTTTGTATATCCAGAACCGCCGTTGATCGCACTAATCGTTACGATCGATCCGCCGAACTCAAAGTCCACCAGCCCCGATCCCACTCCATTATTGTCCACGGTGAGGGTTTGGATACCAGACTCATGTCCAGAGAAAATCGTGTTGACTCCATCTTCGGAATTAACAAAGATTCCACGCGAAATGCCTTGGAGCTTGTTGGATATGGAGCGAAAGCCACCAATCTTTCTCGGGCGACCACGCTGGAACCTGACCCAACGTCCATCTGAGTAATAGCTTTTGTCAAAGAACGTCCCGTCCCGCTGAACACCGGGCAAAGTATCTATGCTGAAAACCTTCTTAGTCATCAGAATGTTCCGCCAGAAATCCCACCGATAGCCGTCAAAGATCCACTAAACGTAGCAATATTGGCGCTGACATTGCCTGTAATCGTTACACCACCACTAAATGTCGCATTAGCAGCAGATACGTCTCCAGTCAGAGTCGCAGAGTTTGCAGTCAACCCGCCGACAATCGTCAACCCGGAAGCCGCCAGCGTGAACCGCAGAACACCTAAGATCGCAATGTTGAACTGGCCTGCAGCAGCCCTGTAAACGCCTGTAGAGCCCTCAGAAGCAAAGCTCAAAGCAGGAGATCCTACGTTACCGTTGCCCAGTGCAATCGTCGTAGAGCCCGCCAGAACTGTGTTGGCGTTAAACAGGTTTACAGAGTCACAGACTAGAGTCGCCTGCTGACCTGCAGAAATAGTAGCAACAGCGCCAGACCCAGTAGTTACTGTAATGGTGTAATCATTTACCCCACCTACCGTGTCATTGATGATGTAGTACACCTGAACGGTTGGAGGAACTACGATCGTCACGTTACCTGCAAGGGTTCCTGTGTACTTCTGGATGACGTTAGACGCCTCAGAAGAGGTCAGGGTAAACGTACCACCAGCGGCAACATCTTTAGTCAGCTGTGTGTAGTTGAACAGCGTAGATTTGCCAAGACCAACTGTGTAAAAAGCCGTGCCCGAGCACACCACCATGCACGAATCAGTAGGCTGTAGAACGATGGAGGCTGATCCATTGATCAACGTACCGCCAGACGGAGAGAGAGTGAGAGCCCCCGTCCCGCCGTTACGGATATGCATGAACCAGTTGTTCCCTAACGCCGAAGTAGTATCAAACGTCAGTGTTCCAGCCCCACCAGTCCAGACGTAAGTCTGGGCACGGAAAGCGTCAGTAGCGGTGACATTCGCGCTAAATGTAGATACAGGCGTTGACTGATTTAGGGTCGTAGCAAGGGCAACGAGGCCATATCCTGCCAAGGTAGCTGCGTCAGCAGAAGAAGAACCAACGCCAAAAGCAATATTGCCCCAAGTACCCTCGTTGTCAGGGTTATCAGTGATGTAAATGTATTTAGACTCACCAGAAGCTACCGTAATGATTGTGTTGTTCCCGCCAAAATCCATGACGGAGAACGTGTTTGAACCAATGTTCCTAAGCAGAACGTCGTTACCCACAGAAGTCTGATCTGCAGGCGGCATGTAAAGAGCTAGATTGGATGCAGAGGACGTAACCTCCATGATCCTAGCTGTGTAATTGGCAGTAGCCGTACCATTGATAGGCCACTCAAGCTGAGTGTTATCCGTCAGGACGACTTCCCTGTACGAAACATCAGTGGGCTGGATCACAGTCCCAGTAAAAGGCGAGTTGTAGCTCATTTACGTATCCAGAACAGTTGCCTGACGATCACCAATACGCTGCAAGTCTTCAGTCTTTAGAGTCTGTATGATCAGGTCATACTGAGCCTGCCACATCGGGATACGTTCATCGTTCCGCAAGAAGGGCATAGCCTGCAGTAAAGAACCATACAAAAGAGCCTGAGGCGCGTACTGTGTGAACCAGTTGGTTTGGTTGGAAGAGTCAAGCGGCTGTACCCGCTCGTAATAAAGAACCTCAAACGTGTAGTCAGTATCCGGCGTCGGGCATACCAACCAATGCGTATAGTCGTAGTCCCCGTAATACTTGGGAGTACCCGTCTCTGTGGGATCAGGCCAGTATTCACGCAGGTACTCGTATTTCCTCAAAAGAACAGGCTGCTTTTTGCCAGCTACAGTGACGTTCATAGAGACAGTCTTGTGCCAACGTGCGGGCTTACTGATGACTGGCTCATTAGCCGTCATCTGAGATTCCATCGGAAGTAAGTTGCCAAGGAACTTGATCTGGCTGGCAATGACTTGCTCTGCCAACATGATGAAGGTGGGGATCTTCGCCAGTGTCGCGGCATCAGTACGCTCAAGGTAGGACGATATGTTCTCTACCAGTGAGTCGTAAGTCATTACGGCTGCTTGCGTCATTACCAGTTACCTTTCTTAGCCTTGGCACCATGAATATTGGCGACCAAAGAGGGATAAGGTGTGCCAGTCCTTTTGGCAAAGCTTTTCGCAGCTTTCTTCTGGTTTGGACTAAGCTTTTGAGGCTTCCCAAGTTTCTTGGGACGGGGTTTTTCCCATACTTCCTTCATTGTATGCCTCCATTGTTTTAATGTAAATATTACATAAACGATTACTTGTCAGCTTTTGAGTCAAGCTTCTTAAAAATCTGCTTACAGATTTCTTTGATCTCATCGATGTCGCGGTGGTAGTCCTCTTTCGTGACGTAAGTCTTCGGCATCTCACGGACATCTTTGTCCAGACGCTCGATGGCCTTAGTGATGTTGTTAAGAACCCAACCACCAAAAAAAGCTGCCAATCCAATAATTATGTTGAAAACCATCTGATCCATTCCATCCCTCTAATTATCCTTGCCGGTAAGGGCGAGTTCCTTTTTTGTCAATAATCAACGCCATCTTTCTTGGCTTGGCGTCCCGAGTATTAGGGATGCTGACATGCGTCCAGCCTCCACCCTTCACAGGATCAGAAAACTCTCTAATTACTTGATCAAATGGCAATGAAGATGCAAGGATCTTCTTTACTACCTGATCTGGCACCATCCCAGCTACCCTTATGTCTGCCGCTGTACCTTGACAGTGCTGGCTGGTTCTGGAGCCCTTTACAGCCGCATTAACCTCAGGACTACGATAAGCTGAGTTGATGCTTATCGGCTTGCCTAAAAACGCCCTGAGAGCTTCTAGGAAGGCCGCAAGGCGCTTTAAATTCATCAGATGATCGTTCTCTGGAGTGTTGTCCAGCCCGTGTCTCGCGGCATAGTCGCTGACAGTCAGCTCCTCCAGCGTGAAGTTGGGCGAGAGCTTCATTTCTTCAGCAACTCCTTGGTCTTATCCTTACTGCTCTGACTAGAACCAAAGAAGAAGTTCAGCACAGTTGCCACGACGGTGCCAAGCAGGAAACCAAGAACGGTGTCTACAAACCGGATGTTCTTCTCAGGTATCTCGCACAGGGTAATGACAATAATGTAACCAACCGCAAAGACTGACCAGAAGGCAGCAAGGATGTACACAAACCGGCGCACCCACGGATCAGCGTTCTCCATCGCCTTTTCTTGCATGTCCCGCGCATCCTGCGTGTTCTTCAGGTCAATCTCTGCCATGAACTCCGCATGTTTCATAGCCGCCATTTGTAAATCTGCGAGCTTGGAATCGTCAAGTACGCCGTCTTCATTGGGTGTTAGCTTGATCCCCAGCTTCTCCTCGACATGCTCCACGCCTTTGTCCAGCACGGCGTCAGCAACCTTCTGGAGTCCGGCACCAGCTAACTGAGACAGGATAGGGGCTAGTAACGGGATCATTATTTAGTCTCCGCAATAACCTTGTCGTCACCGCGTTTGACGGTAACTTTTCCATCCTCAACGTCAACCTGCATGGATGGCTCTTTACGATCTAGCCTGTCTAGCTTGTCAATTAGCTGCTTCATGACTTCAAACTCAGGCTTGTCTTGCTTAGGCGTGGCTCCGGCAATCCCGTTCAGCATGGAGATCAGAGCTGTCAGCGCAGCGCCCAGAAGACCCATCACGGCAGCAATCTTGTTCTCTTCAAGAAACACAGATGCCACAACGCCGATGACGACAATAGATGTGATGTAGGCCAAGCCATGTTTACCGATAGCCTTGCCTGCCACTTCCTTGGCTGTGCTATTAGCCTCCAGCCGGTTTAGTTCTGCTGCCGCCTGCGCCTTGAAAACAGCCAAGTCTTTGTCGTCCATCACTCACCTCAAGCGGCTTGTTGTGCTACCCAGCTAGTCGTAGCCTCATCCCACGAGTACATCTGACCGTCAGTAGGCATGTCCACAGGAGCCTTCCACTGGCAGGTGTCTTCGTTCAGAACCCACGAGGCAAAAGGCTTGGGCGGGATAAATGCATCGCGCTGCTCATCATAGGTGTAACCCTGACCAGCGTAGTTCTTGCGCTTGTTGCCGTTGTAGCTGGTCTGTACCCAGCGGCCACCCAGCAGACGCTCGCAGAACGCAGCACCGATGTACTCTTTCTCGATACCAGCGGCATCAGACGTATCTTTGTTGTCCACGACAATCACTTGTTCGACCACGTTGCCGGGGCCAAGCTTTGCGAAGTGCGCCATCATTCTTCTCCTAGTTGCAGTCCAGTTAAGCTCTCATCGACACCGATGTGCCCCTTGAGAAAGGTGTTAAATGCAATGCTGACACGAGTCTCGTTACCTACCTTCGTCTCAACCATGTGCTCAAGATGCGACGGGAACAGAATTAAGTCTCCCGCCCCTACCTCAAACCACCAGCTCTCAGAGTTCCAGTGATTCCATGTCTGGGGCGCTACCTTGATACGCTCGTAGCCGCTCTTGTAAAAGTAAATCTTGTCTACCGACCTGTCAGCCTGCGGGTAGAACACACCGCTGATAAAGCTGTTCGG